GCTCTATGGCTGCACCAGTATTTGCACCACAAGAGGGTTCTCAAGTAGATTTTATAAACAGTAATCTCGGACCAGACGGGACAAAAGCCACTATAACTTTTTATGGTGGCGCTGCTGGTTCTGGTAAAACACACGGTATTCTTTTAGATATGCTACAGCATATTCATGATAAAGATTATTTTGGTGTAGTATTCAGAGAGAATTCCACTCAATTAGAAAATGGTATTTGGCGAGAAGCTAAAGATTTATTTTCTCCATTCAAACCAAAAGTTATAGAAAAACAAAAACTCTTAATATTTAAATCAGGAGCAACCTTCAAATTTTCCCACATGATGCTTGATAAAGATGCTAAATCTTTTCAGGGTGTTCAGATAACTGGACAATATTGGGACGAGTTTACACATTTCTCAGAATACCAATTCAACTATCTTCGTTCGAGAATGAGGTCTAAATCTAAGACACTCTCTTACATGAAGTGTTCTATGAACCCAGACAGAGACCATTTTGTCTTTGATTGGATAAAACCCTACCTTAGAACAGAAGATGTTTTAGATGAGAATGGTGATTTAGTAGAAGATAAAGCTAAAGGTACACCTGATAGAGAACTTTGTGGTAAATTAAGATACTTCGTGTTTAACGGTAATGATGTAGTTACTGCTTGGACAAAAGAAGAATTACTTGAAAAATACCCAAAGAAAAAACCTAAGAGTTACACGTTTATCGCAGGTACTATCGACGATAACCCTATACTAGATGAAATAGAACCAGAGTACAGAGATACACTAGAATCATTACCACATGTTGAAAAACAAAGACTAAGATATGGTAACTGGTTTGCTAGACCTGAAGGTTCTGAATATTTTAGAAGAGAATGGTGTGAAGAGGTTGAAGCTCCTCCAAGAGAAGCTATAAGAGTAAGAGCTTGGGATTTAGCTGCTAGTAAGCCCTCAGATGTATACCCTAATCCAGATTGGACAGCGGGTGTAAAAATGTCTAAAGATAAAAACGGTTTCTATTATATAGAACATGTTGCAAGAGACAGAGAGACACCTAATGGTGTTAAGGAATTAATACTTAATACAGCAAGGGATGATGGAGATATTAAACAAATTATCCCAGAAGACCCCGCTGCTGCTGGCAAGTCTCACACAGCAAATTTAAGAAAAGCTTTAGCAGAGATAGGTAAACCTTCTGGAAAGAGGAGACCTTCTAAGGATAAAGTTACAAGGTTTGCACCTTTTTCAGCTATGGCTGAGTCAGGGTTTATAAGGATAGTTAAAGGTTCTTGGAATAAAGCATTTTATAATGAATTAGAATCTTTTATTGGTGATGGTAAAACAAAAGATGACCAAGTAGATGCTACTTCAGACGCTTTTATTACTTTAGCTGAGACTAAATATATACCTAGTTTCACACCTTACATAGCTACACAGACAAACCCTTTTTCTAGAAATTAGGAGTTATAAATGACAAAACAAGTTAAAGAAGATGACTTAAAATCTTCAGTACCTTCTAATGTTAGGAGAGGTGAATTAAGTTCTACAGGTCTATCAATGATTGATGGTAGGATTTTCGAAGAAACTATATCGGAATTCCAATGGCCTAATTTGATTAGAACCTGTAAACTTATGAGCAGTGATGAATCAGTTTATGCTGCTGAGAACGTCATTAAGTCTATTATTAGAAATATCAAATGGAGGGTTGAAACTCCAGACATACAAGCTAAAGATAAAACTGATGAGATGTTGTTTAGAGAAAACTTCATAAAAGAATGTATGGATGATATGGATACATCTTTCTCAGAGTTTATAAACGAAGCTTTATCTTTCTTAACTTATGGTTTTTCTGTTCATGAAAAAGTTTATAAAATAAGAAAAGGTCAAAAGGGTAAATACTTCAGTAAATTTGATGATGGAAGAATGGGTTGGGCTAAATTACCAATTAGAGCACAAGACACCATTAAGAGGTGGATTTTTGATGATAAAGCTCAAAACCTAATAGCTATAGAACAAGACCTTTCAACTGTAAACACTTACGCTGCAAAGAAACCTATCAATTTTCAATCAGAAATAGAAATCCCAATTAACAAAATACTACACTTCAAACACGATGTTCAAAAAGGTAACCCAGAAGGGAGAACACCTTTAAGAGCTTGCTTCACAGCTTGGAGATATAAAACAACTATTGCTGAATTTGAAGCTATTGGTGTCTCAAGAGATATGAATGGTATGCCAGTTATAGGTTTACCTCCAGAGTATATGTCTGATGATGCTTCTGATGATAAGAAAGCAGTATACGAATACTGTAAAGATATTATTAGAAACATTCACATGAATGAACAAGCTGGTATTGTTTTTCCAAGAGATTTTGATGAAGACACTAAAAAGGATAGGTTTGAGTTTAAACTTATCTCGGTAGAAGGTAGTAAACAGTTTGACACAGACAAAATAATCAATAGGTATGAAAATAAAATGCTTATGGCTTATATGGCTGATGTTCTTAAGATGGGACAAGAGACACAAGGTTCTTTTGCTTTATCTGATAACAAAACTAACTTACTTTCTATTGGTATTGAATCTATTCTTAAAGAAATACTTGATACAATAAATAGAGATTTGATTGTTCAAACAGCTATCATGAATGGTTGGGATTTAAATAAACCACTTCCTAGAATAGTTTATGAAGAATTAGAAGATAGAGACTTAGAGAAACTAGGTTCTTTCATACAGAAATGTGTATCAGTAGGTGCTATGGAAATAGACCAAACACTTTCAGAAAAACTAAGAAAAGAAGGTAAACTACCTAGTGCAGATGAAACTAAACCTATTAGAGAGAATTTGATGACACCATCACAATCTAAAGCAGGGGAGGGACATAAAAGTGCAGGAGACGGTACAAGTATTAACCCTAGTGGTGGGGACGCTGCTGTTGGGAATGCTAGTAAAAACACTTCTTAATAGAGGAAAAAAAGTGAATAAAGAAACTAAGAATGTATTAAGTACTTTAGCTGATACAATTAAGAATCTTGTAAGTTCTGTAGATGAAACTGAAAAAGAAGACAATATAATTAAGGTTTCAGCAACAAAATGTGTAGAAGTTGGAGATAAAAGACTTTTCACCAGTGTTGTTTTGAGACCTAATGTTATGGATGCTCATAAAGATATTTACGATGATGAAACAGTAAGCCAAGCTTGTCACGATTACACAGCTTATTGTATGAATCAAAATTTACAACATGTATTTGATGTAGAGAAAGCTGATGTTTCTGTTGTAGAATCTTACATAGCACCTTGCGATATGGAACTAGATAATGGCTCTGTTTTACAAGGTGATTGGGTTATGACAGTTAAAGTAGAGAATGATGATATTTGGGAAATGTGCAAAAATGGTACTTTTAAGGCTTTCTCAATTGGTTGTACTACACATGTAGTCAAATTGGAGGAAGACGATGAGTAATCCAAAAAGATTAATAAAGAAATTTGATTTCAAGAATGCTATGTTAAATGGAGCAAAACCACATGTCGCTTTAGTCGATAATGGTGCTAATTTAATAGAAGTTCTTTCTTTGAAACAAGCTAAAGAAGTTTCTGTAGATATGTCTATGAGAACCTTTTTAGAAAGATTCTTTCATTTATATTCTGATGACGCAGAGAGGTTAGCTTCTCTTCTAGGTTATGATATAGAAGAATATGAAGGTTTTGATAATCAAGAATATATAGAAAATACTATCAATTCAAGAATCGGAACAGTAACACTACTTAAAGGTAAGGAAGTCCCAGAAAAACTACCTGCGAGTATGGTTGATATTATCAAAGGTCTTCAAGAGAAGATTGGAGATAAATTAAAAACTTCTGAGGATTCTGCCTCAGAGGACATTAAAAAATCCTTAGAGGGAGAAAGTAATATGAATGAAAAAGAGATTCAAGCTCTTAAACAGGAACTAGAAGATAGCCAAAAAGCTGCTGATAGTTTGAAAGCTAAAGTTAAGGAATTAGATTCTTTAAAGAGTCAATTAGAAGACCTTAAAAAAGCTCAAGAAGATAAAAAACTTGAAGAAACTGTAGAGCTTATCAAAAGCTTCAACATCTTTGAGGGAGAGGACACAGTTAAAAGTGTAGCTCAGTTTGTAACAGATAATAGAGAAGTACCAGCAATGGGAGATATCTTGAAATCTTTGGAATCTGCAAGAATTGTAAAAGAGTCTTTTGGTGAAGAAGAACACGGTTCAGACGTTACTAGTAATGATGAAATAGATAGCAACAAATCTTTTGATGCTGTCTCTGATGAAGTTGCTAATATTTTAAAATCAAGAAAATCTAAATAATTAGGAGTCATATAAATGCCAAAAATTTTAGAAAACATTAACACAGTAAGTAACTTCCTTTCAAGAGAACAGTGGAGAGATAAGAACTTCTGTAGAGAAGATGTTACAGTTCTAGCAGACACTGCTGGTGCTAAGAACATGGAAGTAGGTGCAGTACTTTATCAAAACGATAAAGCTGGTAACTACTTAGAACTTGCAGACGCATTTGACCCTGCTTTAGACAATATTGCTATCTTGGTAGATGAGAGAGTAGGTGATGACGTAATCTTAACAGATTCTGGTCCTTCTGCTAAAGCTTGGGGTACTGCTGGTACTACAGCCAAGTTAGCTGTTCTTGTCAAAGGTGACGCTATCGTAAGAAAAGGTGGTTTATTCTTTGGTGCTGCGGGTGCAACCGCTATTAATAATGCTGTAGCTAACTTAGAAGCTGCTGGTATTAAAGTTATTGATTCTTTCCAAGGTCAATACCAAGCTAAACCATTAAGTCGATAATATAGGAGATTAATTAAATGGCTGTTATTCGTCAACTTTCAAATGGTAATAAAGTTACTGATTGGACTGAAGAAGTAAACGAGATTGAAAACCAATACGGGTTACTAAACGGTTCTGGTCTTTTCTCAGGGAAAGGTATCTCGCAAGAGTCTATCGTCTTTGAAAAAGATATGAAATCATACACTTTACTACCACAAACCTCAAGACGAGGTAAACCACACACTAAAGGTAGAGGTAGAACATCTGAGACGTTCAGTTTGGCATTGCCTTACTTCTCTCATGAAGATACTATCGTACCTAGTGATATTCAAGGTCAGAGACAAACAGGTACTCCTGATGGCGCTAAAGCTGTAGCAACTGCTATTGCTGAAAAGCTAGAAGACATGAGACTTAATGCTGACCAAACTAGAGAATTCATGAAGATTGCTGCTGTAAAAGGTCTTACTAAAGATGGTGAAGACAACACTATAGCTGACATGTTCACTGAGTTCGGTATTTCACAAACCACTATTGACTTTGTTCTAGGAACTGCTGGTACAGACGTAGATGGTAAAATTAGAGAACTTAAAAGGTCTCTAGGTAAGAGCGCTAAAACAGGTACAAGACTTGGTTCATTCGAGTGTATGGTATCTCCAGAGTTCTTCGATAAACTTGTTAGTCACTCTAAAATCAGAGAAGCTTACTTACAGTACTCTGTTTCTGATAGTCGTTCTGATGTAGTTAGAGCTAACTTACAAACTTTCACCGATTGGGGTGTAGTAGATACATTCTATCACCAAGGTGTATTGTTCTACAGTTACGATGCGTTATTCTACAAAGATGGTGCAGATTCAACTGCTATCCATGCGGTAGGTAATGGTGACGCTGCTGGTACTGCTGCTGAAGGTGGTTACACAATCGTTAAAGGTATGAAAGACTTGTACCGAGGTTACTTCGGTCCTGCTAACACTCTTTCTGGTGCTAACCAAGTTGGTAAAGAAATGTTTGTTACAGAGTACAGAGACCCTAAAGATAAATACTATGAAATGGAACTAGAAATGGCTCCACTATATTTCATGAGTAAGCCTCAATTGTCTCACAAATTAGTTTCTTCTAACTAGAAATTAGTTTAATTGCGGGGGACATTTAGTCCCCTGCTTTATATTTACAAGAGGGTATATTATGCAATGGTTAACTGGCCTTTTTGATTTTTTAGCAAAACCTGTTACTTCTTACATAGAAGGTAGTCAAGCTAGAAAGTATTTAAAAGAAGAAGGTAAATTACAAATCGCTAAAGCTAAAGTAGCCTTAGAGGTTCAAAAATATACAACAGAAGCTGAAAGATTAGCCAATAGTGATATAGCTGATGCAGATTATGATAAACAGGTACAATTAGAAAGACGACATACTATTATAGATGAAGTTTTAATTATCTGGACACTTATACTAGCAACGTTACACTTTATCCCTATGACTCAACCCTATATGGCAGAAGGTTGGAAAGCAATGGGTTACAAAGGTGTACCTTATTGGTTTGAATTTGCTATTGTTGGAATTTATATAGCCACATTAGGCTTGATGAGATTATTTAAATTTATGTTTTCCGTTAAAGAGAAGTTCTCTAAAGGTGAAGATAAAAATGTGTCTAAGGAGTAATTAATAACTATGCTTGCAGTGGAAAGTAAACAAAGGGATGTTTATATCAAACATTGGTATCCATCAGTTTTTCTAATTTTACTTACATTAGGTTTTACAGCCTACTATGGTAAAGATTTAAAGATACTAAAAGAATTTACACAGAAACAAGAAGTAATAGAAACAGCTATTGAAAAACACGATAGAATGTTTTCACAATATAACGCAAGAATAAGTGTTATAGAAACTTCCATAACTGAATATTTAGACGGTCTCAGAGAAGATTTATTAATTATTAAAGAGGATGTTACAGAAGTTAAAGAAGGTATCGAGCATATAAAAGACGATATTGAAGAAAATAAGTAGAGGTATCTATGGAATTTACATCAGACCCTAAGAATTCAGTAATAGACAGAATAAGGTTGGTTGTAGGAGATACAGACAACTTCGATATAGATTTAGAAAATTCTGTTTACCAATATGTTATAGATGAGAATACTACAGATAGTGTTGTAGATGAGGTTTCCACTTCTATACAAATACTTAAATATCTAGTAGCTAAATCTGCTAAGTTAATTACAGAGAAATCTGGTGGTGAGTTCGCTAAGTGGGAACAAAGACACAAACAATATAAAGAACTACTAGATGATATGGTTAACGGTGGTTCTCTTTCATCAATGAAAGCAGGTAAACCTTTTGCAGGTGGTATTGAAGTAGACGACATAGTAGATAACATCTATGAAGCTAACACTAACAAGAACCCACTAGGTTATAAAATAAACACTTATCCAGATTTTAAATTTATGAGAAAAATCTAGGAGGTGTATCGTGACAATCACTTCTAAGATTAAGAAGAGAAAGAATGCACAAGGTTTAAACAAATTAAAAAAGTACTTAAGAGAAATATCTGGAGCTAAAGTTGAGGTAGGTTTCTTAGGTAATGAAACTTATGACCATCCAAGAAATACAGAAGGTTGGTCTTATGCTGAGATGATGGGTTTCCATGAACTTGCAGTAGACTTTACAGAAAGAAGAAAGATATTCAAACAAACATCTATCTCTCATAAAAAAGATATAGCTAATTTTGCTAAAGATATTTTAATTAAAGATTTAAAAACTTCTCTAATAAGACCTATTAGGAAACCTGACAAAGCTTTAGACGAGATAGGTTTTCATATAAAAAGTAAAATAGAAAACACTTTCGGTAAAGTTACACCTTTAGTTCCACCTAACAAATATGCAACTATTAAACAAAAAGGACATGGAAAACCTATGGTTGAAGACGGAACACTTATGAAAGGTTTAGGTGTTAGGAATACTATTTCTAAAAGTATAAAGAAGACGAGGTAGTAAAATATGAAGTTAAACACTAGAGATATAGTTACAATCCTCAGATATACAGAAGGTTATTACAACGATGATGGTGATTGGGTTCAGGAAGACCCTTATGAAGAAGATTTACCATGTGGTATACAACCAGATTTCTCAGGTTTTAAAAGGTACATTGAAGATTCAGGTATACGAGAGGAAGACTGTTTAGTATTAAGAACACCATTCATAGAACTCTGTACTACAGACACTAAGAATAAAATATCTGCTGACAAGGTAATTGTCGATGGATTAACTTATGTTGTTGATAGAGTTGAAAAATGGAGAGGACCGTACAGGTTAAGACATCAAAAAGTACTTTTACGTTTAGATGTAGACGGTGAGGAGGTTGTTTAAGAATGGCTATAGTATCACCAGACCAAGTTTTAGTTGGTTTTATAAAAGCTTTAAGAGAAACAGTAGGAAGTAGGTTATCTACATTACCTGTTAAAAGAGGTACAGACCCGATACCTGCTGTTATAAAAGATAGACCTATAGAAGGTGTCAGACCAGACTACCCTTTTATTGTCGTAGATTTTGAAGATTCAGATGAAGAGTTTCCTGCTTCTGTTAAAGATGAATACTTCGATGAGAATACAGGGAAACTTGTTATAGTCACAGAGGAGACTTTAACCCTCAACATTAAATGTTTTGGAAAGGAAAGCTCTAGCATCCTAACTGAACAGAGAATAAGAGCCAACTTTGATAAAGAGCGTTGGCGTATTAACGAATTAACTGGTGCAGTGTTTGGCTACTACGGTAGAGTAAATGAAGTACCAGCTTTTCTTTCAACAAAATACATACAGTGTGCTGAGATGAAAGTAACATTAACTGCTGAATCCAAATGGAGTCCAACAGATGATGATGCAACATGTATCGAACGTGTACAAGGTGAAGGTGAATATCTTCATTACGAAGGTGATGAAAATCCCCTAAGTGTATCTTTTGATGAACCACAATAATTTCTTAACCTAGCTAGGAGAAAATATTTATGACTTATAGTCCTATTATAAAAGTAGACATTTCTATAAATGCTACACCCCTAACACAAGAAGGGTTTGGTACTCCGCTGTTTATTTCAGCTCACAGACAATTCCAAGAACGTGTTAGAAGTTACTCAAGTGTTGCAGAATTGCAAACAGATTTTGCTTCAGATTCTAATGCTGTAAAAGCAGCTCAAAAATTATTTGCACAAAGTCCAACAGTTTCACAATTCATGGTAGGTAGAGCAGATGTTAAAGCTTCTATCACACCAGCAGCTCCAACTGCTGACGGAGAATCTTACCAGTTCTCTATTACATTAGATGAGACAGGTTACTCAACAACTCTTTCTTATAATGTTACTAGTTTTAGTGCAGAAGATGCTCAAGATGTTGCAGATTCATGGAAAGCTTCTATTGAAGCAGACCCTAACCTAGCAAGTGAAGTTACAGCGGTTGTTGTAGGTACTGGTGCTAGTGCTGTTCTAGAAATATCAGGTCAAGCAGCAGATACATACTTTGAAGTTGCTGATTTCACATCTAATGGTTCTTCAGTATATGTAGCTAACGAGAGTGCAGAAGAAACTCTATCAGCCATTGAAGAAGAGAATAACGATTGGTACTTCATTACAGCAGAAGACCACTCTAACAGTTACGTACTTGCTATGGCTCAAGCTGCAAGTGCTAGAGATACAATTTACTTTGTAAGTTCTAATGACGTAGCTAACTTAACATCTTATCAAGCTGGTAACACAGATTTGTTTGCTCAGTTGAGAGATGGTAATTACAAGAATGTTGTAACACTTTTCCACCACGATGCTGATGATTTTGTAGAATTGGCTTACATTGGTGCTAACGCCCCTTACGATGCAGGTTCTGTAACATGGGCTAACTTACAACTAAACGGTGTAGGTTTCTCACAGAGTCCTACTAATGGTAGACCACTTACATCTACACAGAAAGGTAATCTTAATGATAAGAATGCTAACTATGTAGAACTTGATGCAGGTATTTCATACACAAGAACTGGTATTACTGCTGGTGGTGAATGGATTGATGTTATCAGAGGTGTTAGCTGGCAGACAGCAGATATGTCTACTAGTTTGAGAGCGCTTTTAGTTAATCAGAAGGGTGGTAAAGTATCATACAATGACCAAGGTATCGCACAAATCAGAGAAGTAATTTCTAGTTCTCTACAAAGAGGTGTGAATAGAGAGTTTTTAGATAGTTATACAGTTTCTGTACCACTATTGAAAGATACTTCTCAGTTGGACAGATTAGCTAGAATACTAACAGGTGTTTCATTTGAAGGTATACTTGCTGGAGCTATCCATGAAGTTGTTGTAGTCGGTAGCGTAACCGTTTAATTAAGGAGAAATAATTAATGTCATTATTACAATCATATAGCCCTAAAGATGTAAAAGTATCTTTCGATGGTATTCCTATTACTGGTTTTGCTCCAGACTCATTCATTAGATTGAAGAGAAGTGAGAAAGTAGTTGAGAAGACAGTAGGGGCGCAAGGGGACTTGTCTCTTACTTTTAGTGCAGACAAAACGGGTGATATAGATATCGAGCTTATGCAGACTTCTAAATCTAACCTTTTACTAAGTGCTGCTTTACAAACACAAGAAAAGACAAGAACACCTACAGTTGGTATCTTGATGATTCAAGACCCTAGTGGTTCTGTTTTAGCACTCGCTAAGAATGCTTTCTTGACAGAATACCCTGAAGTAGAGCTTTCTAAAGGTCAAAACTCAAAAACTTGGATGTTTGGTTGTGAGGAGCTTGAATACTCTAGTACTCCACCAGCTTTCGAGTCAAACTTACCTATTTAAGGTACTTACCAAGGGGGAGCTTTTTAGTTCCTCCTTTTTTGTATCTAAGTATTGACTTTTTACAAATATGTGTTATTATATTAAATTAATCAAAATTTAAATTAATTAATACGGAGGAATATAATTTAATGATAAATAAGAAGATGATAGCTCAGAAGACCTTTAAAGATGAGGCGGGTGAGGATATTGATGTTACATTATACTTACTAAGAGCCTTCAGAGGGCTGTTCTTAGCTAGACAACTGGGAAAAGTACTTCTACCTGTCCTAGGTAGTTTTATGGCTCCTACAGAGGAAGAGGAAGATGAAGACCCTAGTGTTGATTTTAGCAAGGTAGCTGAGACTTTAGTTGAAAGTATCGACAGTATCGACGTAGAATCTCTTGTCAAAGAGCTTTTAGACGGAATCACAATAGATGGTATAGAAGTTAACTTAGATGAGTACTTCATGGCTAATTACGGACTACTATTAGAAATAGTTGCGTTTTCTTTACAAGAGAACTTCCAAAGTTTTTTTACCAGCAGCGTTTTCAAAAGCCTGAGTGGAAAAATGCCCCTACCACTGGCCGACACTACGAAAAAGTCCTAGAAACCGCTAAGAAAAAGAGTAGTTTAACCGAGGACGAATGGGTCATTCTGACCGTTTATCGAAGCAAACACAACAAGAACTCATTGATTGAACTTCATGATATGAGTCTCCCTTCTTTTCTCAAACTCAAAGAAAACATAGATATCATAGAATCTTTTGAAGAAGCGTCAATACTGGACGAAAGAGAAAAAACAAAAAAAGATTAAGAGAGGTAAAGTATGGCTAGAGTCTCGATAACAGATTTCTTGTTAGAGCTTGGTTTTGACGGTAAAGCCGTAGAAAAAGGTTTAAATAACCTAGAGAAACGGTTAGACAGGATTAACAGTAAGAATAAAAAAGCAGAGGATAGTAATCGTAGGAGAGCTATCCAATCTGTTAAAGTAGCCAAAGCTGAAGAAAGGGTTTCTAGAGAGAAATTAAAGAATACTAAAGCTGAAGGTAAACAGCTATCTAGAAACAATACACTTCACCAAGGTATACTAAACAAATTAAGAGCGGCTTCTCGTGCTCAAAGTGTTATGAACAGTAACCTAGCTTCTATAACAGCAAGAGCTAATAATATTAATAGAAGATTTAGGAACCTACAAACAAGTAACAATGGATGGAACAGAAGCCTCCAAAGAACAAACAATTTAATGCATGGTACTATGGCACACCTTACAGGTATGTTTGGTATGTACATGCTAATCCAAAAAGCTCAACAAACAATTGCAGCATCCTATAATAGTGGTAAACACATCCAAAAAGCTAACACCAGTTTACAAGCTGTATCTCGACTAGTAGAAACTAAGACAGACGGTAAGTATGGTGATTCTAATGAAGTTTTTGCAAGTCAATCTAAATTCATAGAAGACATGTCTAAAGAAATGGGTGTCAGTTTAGCTCAAACAACAACAGCTTACAGTAGGTTCTTAGCTTCGGCTACAACACCTATGGCTGACGGTAAGATGCAGTTACAAGATGTAGAAGATGTTTTTAGAGGTGTCCAGCAAATGGGTGCTATCCATAAACTTTCTACAGAAGAAATGAAGTTTGTTAACATGGCTGTTACCCAGATGATGCAGAAGGGTAAAATACAGTCAGAAGAATTAAGAAGACAGTTAGCTGAAAAGATGCCAGCGGCTTACGAGTTAATGGCTAAAGCAGCGGGTAAGACTACTCAAGAATTTGATATCATGATGAGGAACGGTGAAGCGATAGCTCATGAACTGTTACCTAAATTTGGTAGAGAGTTGTTAAAGAATGCAGATATCATGGCTCAAGGTGATATGGCGGCTTACTCAAGGTCTTCTGTTCAAGGTTTAGAGAATGTAATTAAAGCAGCTTTAGAAATAAAGAATGCTATGTTCTTTGAAGATTGGACAAAAGGTTTAATAGACTTAGGTGTAGCAACAGAAGGTTTTATTAAATCTAACAAGATGTTATTTGACAAAGGTGGTGCTTACGCTGGTAACTTCTCTAAACTATTAGCTCAAGATATTGAGAAGCTTACTAAGGAAGCTGATGCTGCTAACGATAAATATTACAAAGGTTTAACAACAGACCAAAAAATAGCTGCTGAAGAGAAAAGAATATTTGATGCAACTAAAAAGTTTTATGATAACTTAAAATCAATAATTCTAACTATAAAAGAACTAACAGGCGACTTATATAAAATATTGAAGAAAGCTTTACCTATCTTCAAAGAACTTATAAGCATGTTATCTAGTGTAGTAGATTATGTAGCTAAAGTTTTTGGTATGGATGGTAAGGATTTACTTACTGACATATTGGCTTGGGGTATAGCTCTTAAACTGTTCTCTAAACTACCTTTTGTAGGTTTATTAATGAGACTATTAGCAGGTTCTGGTAGATTCTTATTCAATCTAGTACCTACAGGATTATTAGCTGCTGGCGGTAAAGCTCTTATAGCATTACTTGCTTCTTTCGGTTTAGGTAAACTTATTGGTGACCAGATTTGGGAAGCTATTATAAGTAAGAAGTGGGGAATGGCATTCTCAGATGCTCTTGGTGGTTTAGTAAATAAACTTATTAATAACCTGATTCTAGCATTACCGGAAGGTATGGCTGATGCTCTAGGTTTAGACCAAAAAGAAGCTGAAGAAAGACTAAGACTTGGTGCTGCTTACGATAAGATAAGTAAACCTAAATTAGTAGCAGAAGTGGACAATGGTGGTTATCTTAGAAATAATATGATAACACAACCTCTGATGTTATTAGCAGATGGTGTAACTAAGGCTATTGAGGATAATATTGTTATACCTTCTAAGTTAGCTTACAACAACCTAGTAGATATGCAAACAGCAGCAGTTGTAGCAAATCCTTTCATTGATTATGGTCTAGCTAAAAACGCTGGAGTATTACTACATAAATTTGAAGATGTTAAAGTTCATGTTACAGGTGATAATGTTACACCAGAAGTAGCTAAACATATCGGAGATAGTATTATGGGTAATATTAAAAGTGATAATAATATAGAACTAATGATGAGTAAAGCTTCAGGTGAAAACTAAGCCCTCTTTATGAGGGTTTTTTAATTAGGAGGTAATATGACCATTTCTATTGATAATTACCTCTTCGGTAGAGCTTATAAGATAGAGTTCTTCTTAACAAACGAAGAGAATGATACAGAAGGTAAAGTATTAACTTTAGAAAGCAGTTATAAAGGAGAGAATGACTTAAACATTACTTTCGATATTAATTATACAGCAAAAGCTTCAAAAGGTAACTCTACTAAACTTTGTATATATAATTTAAACAATGAACAAATAGAACAATTACAGACAGCTTCAGAAACCAGAGTGATTATAAGTGCTGGTTACGAGTATGTAGGTAATTCTAAAACAAAAGAATTAACACCAGTAGTCTACGGAGATGTTATAGGTATGACTACAAAGAGAGAAGGTAACGAGAAGTTATCAACATTTGCTATCTCTTCTGGGAATAAACTCAGAAAGGAGGGTAAAATCTCTCAACACTTCACAGGTAAAACTCTTAACTTCATAGCTGAATCAATCGCTAATTCCTTCATAGAAAGTTACATAGAGAGAGTAGATAACTCTAACGTGACTGATACCATCCCTTTCGATATCAAAATAAACTTAGGTAAGAAAGGTGAAGAAGAGTTAGAAGAGTTCACAGCTACAGGACAGAGTTCTGAAGTTATGGATAAATTTTGTAAAGCTTATGGGTTAGGTTGGACGATTCTAGGTTCAATAGTACATGTGTACTTAGAAGATTACGCTATAACTAAAAACCCTAAGAAAGTATTCACAGTCACTAATGAAAATATTATTGGTAAGATTGAGAGAGAACAAGATAAAGTACCTAGTACTGTAAGCCCAAAAAGTAAGAAAAAGATACTTAAGTTTCAGACACTATTTAATCCAGAAATAACACTAGACAGTATGGTTGTTCTTGATGAAGATGCTGGTGAAGAATATGAAAAATTAGAAGGTGAATATAACGTAGTAGGTTATAGACACGATTATAGTTACAGAGGTGTACAGAGTTACACACATGTTTCTATAAGTGAAGTTGATGACGAAGATGAGGCTAAAAGTTAATGGCTAATCCAGCAGAGTATTTTAAAACTAGAAGAGCTTACATCTTCAGACAGTCAGAAGAGAATATTATAGAAAGCACAGAAGCAGAACCTTCTAATGTTATTAGGGTTCAAATGGATGCTACTACAAGTTTCAGTCTTACTTCTTCAGGAAGTATTGCTAAACACCCTGTAGCTGATAATAGTTCTAGAGCTGACCATGTAACAATAAACAATGATGTAATTGAGATGACAGGTGTTATATCTGATTCTCCATTATACCTAACATCTGGTGGTAACAGGAAGATTGATGCTACTGAGTATGTTAAACAACTAAAAGAAATTAAAGAGAATAAAGAACTAGTTACAGCGATACTACCTTCTATAGGTTCTTTCAGTAACTGTTTCATTACACACGTTAGACTTATTAAAGATAAAAGCGTAGGTAATGGTTTAAAAGTTTCTCTTAAATTAGAAAAACTACTAATAGGTAGTAACTTCAAAAGTAAGACTGTTAGAAGAGACAAAGAAGATAAAACTGACTCTCTTAAATCAGAAGGTAACCAATCAACAAGTAAGAATGGTGGTGGTGTAAATAAGAGTGGTATCATAAATACTGTCTCAAAGATTCCAACAGGAGGTTAGATGTCAGATATTAAAAAGTATGATTTAGCTGATGTTATACGTTCTCACTTAGAATTAGCACTTAGACAAACATACACTATGTTACCTGCTACGGTAAACAGTTATGATTCTGAAAAGCAAGTATGTGAAATAATTATAAGTGTATCAGAAAGGGTTAGAGATGATTTAGTAATACCCTCTGCAATAATGAGAAACGTACCAGTTATCTTCCCTTATGGTGACAACTTCTCTATGTCTTGGAACCTTAAGAAAGGTGATAATGTGATGTGTGTTTTCTCTATGAGAGACTTGTCACTATTCCATAATACAGATGGTAAGAAAGCCACAGAAGCACCTTCTAAAAGAAGACATGACCCTTCAGATGTTTATGTTATATCAGGTCTAACGCCTAGAAGTAAACCTAGAAGAAATGAAACTTACAAAGATAAAGCTGCTTTACAAGATGAAGAAACTATAGTTAGTTTTAACAGAGACGGTACAGACGGTCTAACGATAGAGTCAGATAAAGATGTACATGTTATCACAACAGCTAATTTAGTAGCAGAGGCTGTAGATGTAGATTTAACAGCTACTGGAAACGTAGACGCTACTATATCAGGAACACTAGATGCTGATGTCACAGGTAATACAACATTAACGACACCTACACTTACTGTGAATGGTAATATACAAGTTAATGGTACGCTTGATGCTACAGGTATTATAACTTCAGATGTAGATTGCATTAGTGATAATATTAGTGGTAAAACTCACTTACATACTTCTGCTTCTTCTGGTAACCCATCTTCAGCACCTTTACCGTAGGAGGTATTATGTTATTTATAGCAACGAGTACAAACCCCTATTCTTCTTATAGTGTAACTTTAGGTGGTAAGTCTTACAATGTTGTCCAGAGATGGAATGATAAAACAAAAGCTTGGTATTTAGATTTAAGAACAGGGACTAATGAAATAGTTAGTCTCTCTATGAAACTAGTACCTAGAGTAGGTCTTGTTAAAAGGAACAATCATCTCCTAGAAGGAGCTAACTTATATGTAGTAGCTAACTTTGATGATGCACCAAGTACTTTAGAAGTCACTAGAGATAATTTAGGTTTAAGCAAACAATTAGTTTTAGTTTACATTACTGATGAGGAATTAGAATAATGCCAACAGATTATAAACTAGATTCTACAACACACGATTTAGACCTTTCAACACAGAGGTTAGAAACCTTTGAACAAAACACAGCAGCAGTAGCTCAAAGAATTAAAATAGCTTTATTAACAAGATATGGTGAATGGTTCTTAGACACAGGTGTTGGTGTACCTTATAACAGATTTAGTTCTGTTAAGAATACAAAATTAATACTAGATGAGTTTTTACAAGAATATATAAGAAATATAGAAGATGTATTAACTCTCAGAGAATATGAATCAGTACTAGACCCTTCTAATAGAAGAATTTCTGTTAAATTTGTTGTTACTACAACAGGTGGTCAGGTAGTAGATTTAGAATTGGAGGTATAATGGCTGGTTTAAGCGCAGACGGTTTTGAAATTAAAAGGTTCACTGAAATAAGAGATGAACTTAATACAAAACTAAGAAACAATTTACAACAAGATATAGATACTTCCGAAGGTTCTGTAGCGGGTGTTCTTAATGCAATACTCGCTGATGAGTTATCTGATTTATGGGAACTAGGACAAGGTATCTATGACGGTAACGATATATTAAAAGCTGAAGGTGCTCAACTTGATGACTTAGCTTTAAGAGCTGGTTTAATTAGGTTTCCTTCTCAGAGAACTAGAGGTTTTGCTTGGTTTACTGGTGATGATGGTGTACAAATATCAACTACTACAAGAATAAGTTCTTTAAAAGGTGATGAGTTCAGACCAGAATCTAATTTCAGTATTAACTCTACAAAAGCACTATCTCTAAGAGCAACTATCTCTCAGGTAATAGATTCTCAAGAATACCAAATAGTAGTTAACGACACAGTTTACACTTACACTTCAGATGCTTCAGCTACACTAACAGAAATAGCTAGTGGTTTAAATACAGAACTACAAGCAGGTTCAGGTATCTTCACTTCAACTTTAGACGGAGATGAAATACTAATATCTTCTGTAGATAACACAGCAACATTAAATATAACTGGTAGTACTTTTGTAAGTTTCTCAGAAGTAGTAACTCCAGCTATTGTAATATCAGTAGACTTTGGTTTTATTGTTGGTGATGCTTTATCTTTAGTTAATATAGATACACCAGTTAATGGTTGGACTTCTGTTAACAATAATACAGATTTAAACTTAGGTAGAGAAAAAGAAACTGACTCAGAATTGAGAGCTAGGATATTAGAAGAATTCCAAACAACAGGTTCTGGTACACCTTCTACTATCGTACAAAGAATGTTAAAAATAGATAACGTACAAGCTGCTAACTTCTATGAGAATGATACTTGGACAAATGACACAACATTAGTTCCTAACCTTCCACCTAAATCTTATACAGTTACCGTTTATGACGGAGACTCTAGTGAGATAGGTAAAGCTATTTGGGAAACTAAACCTGCTGGTATTCAAACGATAGGTAACACTTCTGTAGATATTACAGATGATTTTGGACAAACACAAACAGTTAAGTTCTCAAGACCTACAGTTCAATATGCTTACGTTAAAATAGTTAAGACTCTACATAACGAAGAAACTTATCCAGCAGATGGAGATGAGAGAATTAAGAAAGCTATTCTTATAGCTGGAGACTCTTACACTATTGGTGAAGATATTTCTCCTAAAAGATTCTACGGACCTATTTATGGTGGTGTTGATGGTATAGATGACTTGACAGTTTCTGTAGCTATTAGTACTGATAACGCATTAGGTATGGATGATGTGAGTTTAACTTATGTTGAAACTAAAATTGCAATATCAAACTCTGAGGTTTCTAGTTTTGCTACAAACAGAATGGAGGTAAGTTAAAATGCCTTTACCAGTTTATAATGATGACCACGAACAGTCATCAAAAGATTTACTGTTACAACAATTCTCAGATAAACCTAATATATTAGCACTATTAAAATCTTGGTCAGAAAGTATTCAAGAAGTAGAAGATGTTTTTTATAAAGATTTATTTGAACAACACCTCTACCAAAATATGTCTGGTATAGTTTTAGATAAAACAGCTAACAGATTAAATATCACTAGAGGTGCTTCTGAACCTGATTCTGAATTATTAGATAAGGTTATTGGTGAAATACTTTCAAGAGCTTCAGACGGTACACCAGATAAAATAAGAGAGATACTACAAGCTTTAACACTGTTAGAAGATATGAAAATCTTTGAACATTTTGTAGGTGGTATCTTTGCTTATGGTGAGTCACCTAATTCAGATTATACACTGACAGGTAATGAAGCTAAATATTTAAAAAACTCTTCACCTATAACAACAGGTAGTTGTGTTTTTGGTGTAATAAGGGGTTCTAAATCTAGACTATTCATTCCTTCAGAAATAACATTTGATGTTAAACAATTAACAGTAAATGATGAAACACCTACTGAGTACAATGTAGTTTCTCCTGATGGTGGTGCTGGTTTAGACAATATTGTTGTAAGGGATGAAATATTTGGTGGTTTCTCTTTAGGAGATATAGAGAGTGACCCTAAAATAGCAAATGCTATTCTCCCTGAGATAAGTTTTAGAGAAGAAGACTTCTTAATGGACACAGCGTCTGGAGAAGAAGCGTTACTGGTTAATACCTCTTCAGGTACAGCTAGATTCCAAGCTACAGTAGCTGGTATAGATAATAGTAAAGGTATTTTGTTAGATACAGTGCAAGTAACGATACCTAAAGAACGAGATGCAATTACTTAGGAGGTAAAAGATGTCATATCAAACAGATATTTTTAGATGGTCTATAGAAGACAATGACCCTAATGGGAACCCTTTAAAAACTTTTCCACCCCCAGAAATAGTTAATACAGGTTTACTAGAAGATGAACCTTGGCCTAGACTTTGGCACAACCAAGCTTTTAATAACTTTGGTTTGTGGATAGAACATCTAGCAGGTTTTGCAACAGACCATACAGGTGCTGCTACAGATGGTGGTGCTGTTCCAGTAGGGATGATTAAGATAGTCGCTCAAACTGCTGGTATTACTGCTGTTAATGCAGGGGAAAGATGGGGTGGTACTTGGACAAGAACTACAGATACCGTAGGTGGTGTTTCTGTTCATGTATTCGAGAAAACAGCACTTTAAGGAGTTAATTAATGGCTGATTTAGATATTCAAATATCGGGTTTACCAGCTCTCTCTTCAATTCAAGATACTGACTTAATTCACGTTAAGAGAGGTACTACAGATTATAAGATGACTTATGCTAATCTTATAAAAGAACATGAAGATAGAATTGATAACCCACACAATGTTACTAAGACTCAAGTAGGTTTAAGCAACGTGACAAATGATGCTCAATTAAAAATAGCATCTAATCTCTCTGACTTAGCTAGTGCGTCTTTGGCTAGAACTAATCTAGATGTTTATTCTAAATCAGAGATAGCTACACAAATAGCAGTACACAGTAGTAGGACAGATAATCCACACGCTGTCACTAAGACACAAGTAGGTTTAAGTAATGTAACAAATAACTTACAATTGACAGCTAGTAATAACCTTTCTGATTTAGTAAGTAAAGCTACTGCTAGAACTAATTTAGATGTTTATTCTAAAAATGAGTCTGACAGTAATCTTACAGCTCACACTAGTTTGACAAATAACCCTCATGGTGTTACTAAGTCTCAAATAGGTTTAGGGAATGTTTTAGATTATGGTATATCTTTAGTTTACACAGATAACCAAACTAATAAATATGCTTCTGCTAAATCTGTAAAAGATGCTTATGATAATGCAATATCTACAGCTTCTACTAATCTTACAAACCACACAAGTAATACTTCTAACCCACATTCTGTAACAAAAGCACAGGTAGGTTTAGGAAGTGTTGCTAACTACGCACCAACTAACTCATATTTAGGTAATAGTGTTTCATTGTACGCTACACAGAAAGCTATTAATGATTTATATAATACTCTCTCAAACAGTATTGGTATAGATATTACTAGTCACTTAGATAATTTAGATAATCCACATCAAGTGACAAAAGCTCAAGTTGGTCTAGGTAGTGTTTCTAACTATGCGAGTACTAGTAGTTACACTAATAATAATGCAAGTTTATACGCTACAGCTAAAGCAGTTAACGATGGTGTTGCTAATGCTAAAACAGTTGCTTCAGATGCACTTACAGCTCACACAAACTTATCTAATCCTCATAATACTACTAAAAGTAATGTAGGTTTAGGGAATGTTCAAAACTTTGGTATTAGTAACTCTTATACTTTAAATAATGCAAGTCAGTACAGTTCTTCTAAAGCCCTGTTTGATGGTCTTGCTGATATTAGAGCTACACACTTACCTAAAGTTAGTTGGTCTCAATATGGTGGTAACTTAAACTCCTCAGACGGTGGAAGTATAATCACTGGTACAACTCTTGAAGGTAAAGAGGTTATAGTAGTAGCGATTGACACAGACGATATAGATGAAGTTGTAGCACCACAATTCTTTATACCAATGGAACCAACAGGTTTACAAAGCAATGCTAAGTTCTTTTATGCTGCTACAGATAATGAACAGATAGAGTACACTTATAGTACTGGTGCAATAAAAGTTACAGGTTTCTCTATTAAGAGAATTTATTATAGAGAGCCTCAAGATTTACCTAATATTGGAACTATTTCTGGTGTTGGTAACGGATAATTAAGGAGATTTAAATGACAGTTAAATTACAAGATTTACCTAGTTTAACGGATGCACCAGTTGACGCTTATATGCTCGTTAAGAGTAGTACAACAGGTCAAGCATTAGATTATCAAATTACTGTTTCTAATCTCTTAGCTGATTTTTTAACAGATAATGATGTTGGTTTAAACACAGGAGATTTAATACAATTAGTTGATAACGGTGGTACTCCTGCACTACCAGCTATCTCAGGTGCTTTACTTACAAATCTTCCTCAAGTTACTGGTACAGGTTCTGTGACAGGTGGAGTTAGATTAAGTGATTCTTTAACTAGTACTTCAAATGTTAACTCAGGTTTTGCTGCTACACCTTTAGCGGTTAAAACTTTACAAGATGCAAAATTAAATAAAAGTGGTGGTACACTAACTGGTGTACTAAACTTACTAGGTGGACAAACAGCTTATGCTACTTCTGGTAACCATAGTCTTAATTTAGATAACAGTGATGTCATAGGTCTTAATGGTTTGTATTTTTCTGATACATCTACTGAACCTAGTGAAGGTATATTGTGGCCTAGGGCTTCTGGTACAGGTTTAGCAGGTTATTCTAGTCTTTGGGCTAATGATACAGGTGTTCTTAAATTTGCACCAACTGCTAATAGTACTTCTTATGACGTATGGCACACTGGTAATGATGGTTCAGGTTCTGGATTAGACGCTGATACAGTAGACGGAGTTCAAGCTTCAGTTTTAGCTAGAAATAATGCAACTAACACTTTTACTCAAATACAAACAGTAAACAATGCTTCAGCTACACCTCTTAGACTTAGAAGAACAGTAGGAGCGGAAGCTAAATATGTTGGTTTCTATGACCAAACAGGTGCTACTAGATTAGGTTATGTAGGTCTTACATCTGGTGATGTAATGAGAATAGAAAACGAGTTTAGTGGAGGACACTTAACTCTAGGTTCTAACGTCTTACAGTTTAATAGTAACAATGTTTGGCATGCTGGTAATGATGGTTCAGGTTCTACATTAGATGCTGACACAGTTGATGGTTTACACGCTTCACAGTTTTTAAGAAGTGACCAAGCCTTAGACTTCACAACAGGTTTAACTGTTTCTGGTGGACAACTTACAGTTACTAATAATGTAACTTGGGGTGGTTCTCAAAGTGGTAATCCTAGAGCTGTAGCTATCGGTTATTCGGGTGGTAACTATGGTGGTATTTCGTATGGTGTTAATTACTCTGGTATTGCAGGACAACATACCTATGAGATTTCTGATGTTGTTACAAGAGTTGACCTAAATGATGGTATCGAAGTTTATGCTGCTCCAGCAGATGAAGAAGGTGAGATAGTTTCTTGGACAGCACTATTAGAGTGTCAGAGAAATAAATTTACTTATAAGAATAACACTATTTGGCATGCTGGTAATGATGGTGCTGGAAGTGGTCTTGATGCTGACTTACTAGATGGTTCTCAGGCTTCAGCCTTTGCTAAAATAGCTACTGCTCAAACTTGGTCTGCTGTTCAAACATTCTCTACAGCTCCTGTAGTTAATAATAACATTGCTTTCCAAGGTAAAGAGACTGGTGGTACACCTAGAGCATTAGTTTATATAGATACTTCTAACATTGTGAGATTAGGTAACACTAATACAGCTACAAGAATAAATGGTACTTCTCTTCAATATAATGACAATGGTACTGTTAGGGATATTCTTCACACAGGTTCAACACTAGACGCTGATACTTTAGACGGTATTAATTCTACTAGTTTTGGTAGATTAGCTACTGCTCAAACTTGGTCTGCTGTTCAAACTCATTCTAGTAATGTTATTTTAAACAATAATGTAGAGTTGCTTGGTAAAGAAACAGGTGGTATTAATGGTAATCTTATCAAAAGAGATGCTTCTAATAAGACGATAGTTGGTACTCCAGCAAACCCAACAGTTATAGAAGGTTTCACTATACAGTACGATAACGGTACTAATATTTATAATATTCTTCATTCTGGTATGACTATAAATGCTAACCAGTTAGAAGGTATCAGTGCTTCAAGTTTCGTAAGAGACACAGGTGATGAATCTATAGCAGGTATCAAAACTTTCACTAATGATTTAAGAATCAGTGCTGATTTAAGAATAGGTACTGAAACTAGACATGAAAGTAATGCTCTAGCTTATTCTAGAAGAACTGGTAGTGCTTTTGAATGGGGACATACCAACTTAGGTTATACTAACACCCTAGGTGCTTGGTCTAGTGGTAATGGTTACATTGCTTTCAACTGTTTTGAAGGTACTAATGCTAACACTCTAAGAACTACTGGTAGAGCTGGTATGGTTCTAGAATCTAGAACTAATCAGATTAAAATATCTAGTGTAAGTTCTACTAACGCAGATAATCAAACTCCAGTAGAAAGATTCAGAGTAGATAATGCAGGTGACGCTCATGTAAGTAGAAACTTGTATATGAATGGTACTAACCTGTATGGTGATAATAAAATCATTGCACAGTACAGTGATACTTGGTTGAGACTTAACCCTAGTAGTTCTTTCTCTAGCGGTATCTATGTTAATAGTGGTAAGTTTAGAATAGATGGTGATTTACAAGTAGGTACTACATCTACTAATGGTTTTTATGCTACACAATCACTATTACAGTTCCAAGGTAACACTATTTGGCATGCTGGTAATGATGGTGCTGGTTCTGCATTAGACGCTGACAGACTTGACGGTTATGAAGCTAGTGCTTTCCCTAGGTTTGGTACAGTTTCTAATGCTTCAGACTATATGTACTTTACAAGAAATAGTACATCACCCCCTCTTTTTGTTAATCAAAGAGGTACAGGTGATATTGCTAGATTCTTTAAAGGTTCTAGTTCATCAGTGTTCAGTGATGCAGACCAAGTAACTATCCAGAATAATGCTGATGTTTACAGTACAGGTAATATAGAAGGTTATCAAACTTCTGATATACGTTCTAAATCTAATATCCGAGCTATAGAGAATCCTTTAGAAAAAGTTAAATCTCTAAGAGCTTGTGAATATGATAAAGAAGGTAAGGAAGAGAGAGAAACAGGTCTTATTGCACAAGATGTTGAAAAAGTTATCGACAACCTAGTTAAAAAGTCCGGTAGTAGCGATTATCTTAAAATTAAGACTGGTGGGCATGAATTAATTGCACTTCTTGTAGGGGCTATTCAGGAGCTTTCTGAGCAAGTGGATGAACTTAAAAGGAGATAGTTATGACTACACCAACAGGTGCTATAACCTTTCTTGACGTAATTGAGGAACTAGATGGGGTAAGGACTCCTCGTCCTATTTCTTTGAATGATGCAGATGTGAGGTCTTTGGCTGGTATCAGTTCTGGGCCGATATCTTTTAATGATTTAAGAGGTAAGTCTGCTAGTCCACAAGTTGATATACTTGAAACTACTAGAAACATCTCTTCAGAAGGTAATGGTATTCAGGTTTGTACTTTTACAGTTTTTGATGATGGTGGTCTTAGGGCTAATTCTAACCAATTTGGAGCCACAGACACTAACTGGGTACAGTCAGGTACACCTATCGGTACTAACTATGAAGTTAGGGCTACTAGAACATCTGGAGATGTACCAACTGGTGCAGCCCTAGGTACTTGGATTACATTGGATTCTGATAAGATATGGACATTAGTTGCTTCTAATTCAAACTCTAAATTCTGTACATTAATTATAGAGATAAGAGAAATAGGAAACAACTCTAATATCGACTCTTTAACAGTTACTATGGATTCTACCAGTACAGGCGGAACCCCTTTATAGACTAATAAGCCCCTTTGTTGGGGCTTTTTTGTAACTGTTTATAAGCTTTCTTAACACCTTTGTAGAGTTTTCTATCACAGTTATCAGTCATAATAATACTTCCAGAGACTTTATCTCTAGTATATGTAGTCTTCTTAATTCCTGTAAAAACTTTATTACTGGTTGCTCTCAAACCTTTTGCTCTAGAACCTCTCAAAAGTGACCCTCCTCATCTTCTTCTTCTTGTTTAATTTTTACACCAGATAATCTGATAAACTCATCAGAAATGTGTACTAATTCTACATCATTTAAATTTATAACGATATTACTGTTTTTTTCGAAATCATATTTACTATGTTTTCTTAGAATAATATAATCACCTTCAACTAATAAAACTTCTAATACATCACCTTTATAAGAGTTATCTTGATGACTTAACCATTTAGTAAGTGTTACAAAATCCCCTTTATTAAAAACCTTGTCTTCGTACAATCCAATAATTGTAAAACCTCCAAACCTTTTAGAATGTTCTCCCAATACTGGGTTGAATACTTGTTTTACTTCTTCCTCGAAGTCTAACACACTTTTAAAATCTTTATAAAAATAATTCATAATTTATTTTCTCCTCTTTATAACATACTTTCTTTATCAGGTTTACCTGTGAATAATACTTCTTCTTCATGATTACCTGTTTTTCCTACTATTTTCATAGTGTCCCAATCAAACTTTATCCTGTGATAACCTTTAGTTACTTTATTACCATCTTCATCTAATATGTAAGTCATAGCACCTCTCGTACCTGCTTCGTAGTGGGTTCCACCTAAAAGTAAACTTTTATAAGAGTGAAAGACCTGAATCTTTTCTTCTTCATCTACTTTATTACCACAAGGTACTACACCAGAATCTGTCAATACCAAATAATTCAAGTGTAAGCTAACCCAACTAGTGAAAGTACCGTCTATAACAACACCTTCCTCAGATATTTCAGTTACAACAAAAGCTGTTTTACGGTCTTCTACTGGACAAAAATATAGGTTTTCATCTTTAGGGAATGTTTTATAATCCCAAATAACCCTATTAGTTTCTTTATCCATATCAAACAATTTAACTATTATTGTATCTCCTGTTAATGTGTGGATGACATGCAAATCTATATTAGTTTTACTAGGGTTTGGAAATTTAATTATCCAATCACCTATAATACTACCAGCTAGGTCATAAACCTTATCTCCTATTCTGAAATATTTATACACCATTATTACCCTCCTCTTCACATTGGTTTCTCCTAGCTAAAAGTAGCTTAGTAAAATTAAGAGCATCTTCAGCTTCTTCCCAACTTAAAAAATAATTACCCATCTTCAATTCATAATCACTTACTTCACTGTTCTTCCATATATCAAAACAGACTTTCAAATCTTTAACAAAATAGTACAATTCTCCTTCTTTAGGTTCCACTTTTAACAATATTACTCTCCTACACTCAACTTACCTTTTAAAACACCATGGTTAACATAGTTGTCTAGTTTAAAGTCTGAAGCTTTCATTGTCAAGACATCTTCTAAACTTTCTATCTTTCTAAACTTAAGTGTTGGTAAAGGTAAAGGTTCTCTATCAATCATTTCTTGGCATTGTTCCAAGTGTTGTTCATAGATGTGTGTATCCCCTAGCGTACATTTTAGGAATCTAGGTCTACACCCTGTTAATCTTGCTAGAATAGTTAGTAATAAACCATAGGAAGCAATATTAAAAGGTAATCCTAAGAAACTATCTACACTTCTCTGATGCCACATTAAATCTAAGTACCTGATACCATTCTCATCTTCATCTGTCACATAACACTGGAAAGCGTAGTGACAAGGTGGTAGAGCTGCTTTTTGTAAAGAGTTTGTTACAGGGTTCCAAGCACTAACTAAGTGATACCTGCTCTCAGGTTGTTCTCTTAAAGAAGTTATAAGATTCTGAATCTGGTCAATACCTTGTTCTCCAAACAGTTCAATAACTCCATCGTTATTTCTCACATGTTCACTTCCTCCAAAATCTCTCCACTGGTAACTATAAATCTCACCTAAGTCATTTTCATCTTCAGGTGCATCTTCATTATTCTTGTGCCACCTCTTACAATCATCTGACCAAATAGTCCAAGCATCATCGTCTAGTTCTGTATACTCTCTCAGTTTCTTTAAGTTAGTACTACCTGATAAGAACCACAGTAACTCACCGACTACTGCTTTCCAAGCTAATTTCTTAGTTGTAACAGCAGGGAAACCTTCTCTTAAATCGAATGCTAGCACATGTCCAAAACTTGATGCTGTGTTACCTGAACGTGTTTCTCTCATTTTAATACCAAAGCTATCATTCTCTAGTTTTACAACATTCTCTGCTATAATTCTCTTATATAAATCTTGTATTTGTTTCAATATCTTTCTCCTTTATCTTTCCAACCATTCTCGTAGATAGTTAGTATATCTTGTTCAGTTAAATAATAAAAATTGTCATCATAACTTTGTATTTGGTTTTTAAACTTAGTAAAGAAATCATTATATTTTTCTTCTTTAGTCCTAGCAGGTCTTACTCTATACTCTATGAATGGACTGAAGGTGTATTTAGTACCTTCTTTTTTCTTATTACTAACAGTGTGCCAAACCTTAGACTCCTTATGTGTCCTGAATTGTATAATAGCTCCCTCATCTTGTTTTTCATACAAATTTTTTAGCCTGTTAGCTTTATTAAAAACAGTAACACCACCTTCATCTAATTGTTTCACAGATACTTTAATACAATAACCGTTTATGTCGTAAACTTGTTTATTATGTATAAAATATTGGTAGTTTGTTCTATTTATTGTTCTCTTTAACTTCTGAGAAAAAATCTCCATACTATCTGTAGTATTAAAAACATTTTTCCAACTTATAAAACTACTCATTTTATTTCTCTCCTTATTATTCTTTTAGCTCTTCTAAGAAAATTGGAGTGGTGTGCCATACCAGCCACTCTCCCCAAATGTAATTGATTACTAGGGTCAAAAGATATACCATTAACTTTTTCAAAATCTTTTATAACTCTTAATCCAGATTGTTTAGAGCAAGGTTTTTCAACATGTAAACAACTAGTTCTAGCAACATTTATCGCTTTCATCATTAGTTTTCTGTAACGCTTGTCATTCTTATCCATAATTAATAACCTTTACTGGTAGTTCTTTCTAAAAACATTCTAGCCCTGTAAGTTACATTCTCTGTTATGCCTACACTATTATCACAAGCAAAGAAGTTTTCTTTTTGCCATAAAAGCATATCACTATCATCATCAAATATAACATAATTATGAAAGTAATAGTATGATGTACCTAGTATTTTTTCATTATCTTTTAACCATTGGTGTATTTCATTACCTCTGACAGACATTCTACCACCATGAGGGGTGTGACCTATAATCTCTGCTTCTAAACCACAGTCTTTAAGTTTATTATCGATATCCTCAAAATCTCTCCAAACAGAAGATAGAACTATCTTAGATTCAGTTACCTTTGTAAACCTATTAATAATATTGATTTTTCTTCTACACAGTCTCCAACTATCTAATAACACTACATCATCTTTTTCCATATTTCTAGAATTTAAAACACCATCTATATCTAAGAAAACTATATTCATAAAACCTCCTCTAATTAAAACCCTCAAATTAATGAGGGTTCGTATAACTAAGCTACTTTACCATCGAGAGGTTCATTTCTACAAGTCTTAGCCTTTTTACACTTAAGTTTCAAAGGTTCTAGAATCAATTCATTGATAAGAATTTCTAAAACATTATCAGGACAATTTGGATGACCTTTTCTTAACTTCTTACATCGTGTATAAGGGTCTCTTGGGGCAACCTTAATAACATCCATTGCCTTAATAGAGAAAAACTCTTGATTATCACTAGACATTTCATTAGCTGAAACACTGAAAGTCAAAGCTGTGGATAAAGCTAGTAAGAGTATTGCTACTTTTTTTAACATAATATTATATTTCCTTTTGTTGTGGATAGCAAAATCCGGTGCTACCTTCCGGTATGTGTAGTTTAAAACTTAATCGTTCCATTCTACATCATATGCTGGTAACACATCAGATAGCTTTTGAATAGAAGGGTAGTAATCCTCTCCTGAAAACAGAAAGAATACTCCACCAGTGTTCATAACTACCATCTTTTTATTCTTAGGTTTGTAAATAGTTCCTGCTAACTTTTCATCATGATAACTAACAGGGTACTTTATCTTAAATTTCTTTCTCATCAATAAACTCGAATAATCTTTCTAAGTCCCACGTTAAATCTACAACCTTAATCTTATTATGTTTTATATCCCATATAAGGTCTTCTAAATTAGCTGAGTGCATTTCTATTAAACTTTGTTTATAATCATCAATTAATTCATCTGCTTCTCTTAAAGCATTGGTTACAGACGAGGGAAGGTTTCTACCTTCAAATCTCTCTAAAAAGTCGCTCATTTTGTTTTCTTCCTCCTCTTAGTCTTAGTTCCAGATACACTTCTAAAAGCTTTTATATAGTTCTTTGCTGAACTCTCAGACATATTATACTTCTTCTTAACGTATTTTGTCAACTGCTTATCAGTGTATTTTAATAAAAAACTTAAATCTTCTTCTTTTTCTTCACTCATCAAAAACAACCTGAAGCTCATCTATGGGTAAACATCTTACTTCATCATCATTATCTAGAATAACAATTGCATGAGGTTTGTTGAAGTTATCCATAAGGTAACCATCTATATACCCTCCAATTTCTTTATAAACATAACCTTCTTCTTCTACAATAACTCTTGTTTTACTCATATCTATCTCCTCCTCAATAAACCATTATTTTTTCTGTACTGTAATTCTTTAATAAATAGTTTTAATCTTTCACTATTACTTCTTGAAGATTCTTTAAATAATCTTATAAGAGCTTTAATATGAGATTCATCCATCTCTGATAGAATATTCCACTTTAGAGGTTCATCACCAAATATACCGTAAGAACCCCATAAGAATTTATCTCTTAAAACTTCAAAAGGTTCATCACCATTTAAATGAAAACTCTCTGGTTTTACATTGTTAAAAGTTCCTCTGTAATAATCTAAACCACCATCTACCATATATTTTTCACCAGAAACAGTATCTGTATGTGTTTTATAATCATGTCTGTGAGTACTATTCAAAAAAGTACCGTCTGGTGTTCTTATTGCGTTTTGTTTAATCATACTAAATCCTCTACTCTTGTTCTGTAAGCCTTATATTCATCTGTACTACCTCTGTATAAATTTTTGTAGAAGAACTTAGTAGCTATACCATTAAATATATTGAATTCAGTACAAACACTCTCTATATCGAAGTTTTCACAATAATTAACTAACTCTTTAATTAATTTCTTACCTATACCTTTTCCTCTATGTCTGTCTTTTATGTAGAGTAGGTGAATATTAGCTTCGTTACCTTTAATACTTGTGTCTGTGTAGAAACTTAGAATACCTACTTGCTCACCTACTGGATTGACAGCTACTAAGTGTGTACAAATATCTTCATTGTAATCTACAATTTCTACAGATTCATAACCTAAGAAAGAGACTATTCTCCAACCCTCTGCTGTTATCTCTTTTACCTCTTCTGGTAACTTATTTTCTATTTTATACATTAACTGTCCTCCTACTCTCTACATTGTTTATGTATAATACACTAAATTTTTATAGAATGCAAATCAATCTTTCATAAAAGAAGGTAGTTCAGCCTTTACTATACCACCTACAAAAACCTTTATAGCTGTTTCTAAATCGAATACATAATCACTATTATCATTTAATGGAGTAGCTCTTATTCTCCAACTCTTCTTACCTGACACTTTGAGAGGGTCTGTTATAATAACCCTACCTATCAACCAACCACAATTAAAACTACACCAATAGTATTGGTATAACTCAAAATCTTCAATATCAACTATTTTTTTAATCATTGTCGGTTTCCTCTTGTAATATCAAATACAAACACTCAGCATACGCTCTCTGTAAACTTATAGAATAACAATCATCTACATCATTTCTGTAAGCTTGTGCTTTATTACCCCAAAAACCTGAACCGATATTGTATTTTTCTACCAAAGGCATTAAATCATTCCAGTTGTTAAGGTAGTCAACAGTTCCATCCACATGTACATAGTGTAGTGTTGTTAGTATTTTATTACCTTCAACAATCGGGCATAAACCTAACAACTTAGCAATACCTTTGGTTAAACCAGTATCACTCAAATCTCTTACTTGTTTATATGTTAACTTCTTCATAAATTCACCCCCTCTATATACTCTTCAATTTTTATAGTTATACCTAGAGAAACAAACAAATTGACAAGTAACAATATAATAAGACCTAATCTTTGGTCTTTAGTAGTACTCTCTAGTGTCCATCTAGAAAAATATAGAAAAGGGTCTAACCATTTATATTCAAGTGTTGACATAAGTAAATATGCACTAAGCCATATCAGTGAAAAAACAATTATCCATTTTAATATAAATTTCATTTCTCGTTACCTTCCTTATCAGTTAAAATAAAAATACAAGAAAACTAGACCAGCGATTGCGACTATTAGAAACGGGATAAACCATCTCTGAGTTTTACGTACTGCATAATCTGTCATTGGAAATAATGCCATCATCTACTCCTTGTGATTGGTAGCCGATTCTTCAACCATGCTCCATACTTTTTCATAAATAGGCCAGTCTGATTCAACTACAACACAAGAAAGACCCTCTTTACCATCCTCGACCCTACCATCTTTAATATCGTTGCTGATATGAACCAAATTACACACATCCTCTTGATTTAGATATTTAGCAATATCTTTTCTCTTAAAAACTAAATATCTGTTTTCTCTATTAAATTCACTCATTCATCATCATCCCCCATGCAATAAAAGCAACTATAAGTAAAAAAATAAACCAAAAAAACCAGTCGTCATCGTTATCATTCATCATCTATTCTAACCCACATGTTATACAACCTCGTATTTTAAAGTTTTTAAGTTTAATTTCTTTCTAACATCTGTGAAGTACTGACAATAGTTTATAGGTTTTTTCCATTTACTCCAAGTCTTTATAAACTTCATAGCATCTTTTCTACGTTGCATAAAGATAGATAAACCTGTACTAATGTCGTTAACAACATAATCATTGTTACCAACACACCAACCTTTACCACCTTTGAAATCTTCTATATTATCTTCTAACCATTGTAACACATCTGGTTTAAGAACTCTAGTTTTTCTTCTACCAGTTTCATCACTTTCTCTAACTTCCTTTGCATAATCTTCATCGAAATTATCAGGGAACTTTTCTTTTAGGAAATCTAGGTACTTAATATCTTCTTCGTATTTTTCTTGACTAAAAAGTTTAACCTCATGTGTTAAATTCTTCCAATCTTCTACATAACCATTCTTATGTGACTTTAATGTTACAATTATTTGACAGTCAAACATTTTACCATCCCAGTGAGACTTAGTACACCAGCAATGGTTTCTTAAATAGTCCATAAATTAATCCTCCTCAGAGTCCTCTATTTCTTCTTTACAATGTTCACAGTAGAAAAAGTGATATTGTGGTGCTCCTGAAGGTTCAAACCAAGAACCTGTACCTTCTCCGCAATTTGAACAGTCCATTTCCTCTAATAACATTTTAAAGTTCCTTCTCTAATACTTTCTCTAGATACTTATAAGCTGAACTATCAGAAACCCAAAAAGAAACTGTGTTTGATTCATATAAATGTTCTTTAATCTTTGCTTTAGGTACTGTTTCTTTTAATTGTTCTTCTAGTTGTAATACTTTCTTGTACCCTACAGATTCAAAATATTCTGATTCAGAGAGTTGGGTTTTAAGTTCTCTAATTTTAAAATCTAACTCAGATATTAAATCAGAAGCAATACCTAAAACTTTTTGTAATTCACTATCTCCACAAATTAAACCATGTTCAGCTTCTCTTATAATACTTCTAGGGTCACTCATCATCTACTCCTTATTTTAGTATTTCTTCAGCATCATTAAAAGACATTAACCATTCTTCATTCTCACCACCTTCCTCTAAACTTTCCCAAGAAGAAACAACACCATTGAGGTGTAAACCTGCGACACCACTAGAATCATCTATTAGTTCTCTTACACACTTTATACCTTCTTTTAGTATAGCGTTATCTGCTTCTAGTTCAGCAGTATAAGCTTTATCTTCATCAGTGTCAATGTTTATTGCTTTTAAACATTCGCTACACAGACAGACATCATGCTCTGTAGTATGTTCAAGTATTCTTCGGTTTACAATACCATGACTCTTGAAGAAACTTACACCTTCTGTTTCATTTGATATATATTTTCCACATAAATCACAAAATACCACACTCTTAATCATTTCTATTTACCTCTCTAGTTCTTCTATTCCACAAACAAACTCCAATTCTGAGAAATCATAGTCTTCATTACAGAAATAGCAATCGTCTTGGCTAATCCCTCCAAAAACATGTTGTGTCTTTTCTTCTACAGCTTTTATTAAAGCTTCTTTAATCTCTTGATAATTAAGTGTTATTTTCATTCTATCCTCCTAGTATACTCAGTCTAAACCTAACTCAGGTTCAGCCTCTCTAACAAACTGTGCCATTTTATCGAAAGCTTTAGCTAATGATTCTCTCCTATGTTCTGATTTAGGTAACCAGAAAGTAACAGCACTCCTATCATCATCATCTGGTGTGTGATGAAGTTTATCAGAAGAATGTAACATCATTTGCACAGCAGGGTAGTTAATACCTGTGTCACTCTCCTTTGTAAAAGTCTTAACTTCATCTGTTAACTCTTGACTGTAAATATTAATTCTCATTTTTATACCTCTTCTGTTCTATTAGACAAGGACAAACCTCTGCCTCATAATCTGATTTATGAATAAGAAGACCATCAAACTCACAACAAAATCTGTAACCCTCTTCTAACTCCTCTTTAGTCAAATTAAGGTCGTAGTTTTCATGTAATTCTTTTCTTCTTTCTTCTGTCATTGTACCACTAATCATATTTATAACCTTGGTCTATATTAGATATTAAACATTCATCCTCTTCTTCTTCTTCTTCTCCTTCTCCCCAACCTTGATTAGGGTCTCCTTCAGAAATACTTTCCGGTGTGTTACCCTTCCAACATTTAGAATGATAGGCTGCAATACCACTTCTAGGGTCATCATCAAACATTAAATCAACCACCTTACCCCATCTTAAATTCCATTTTTGAGATTCCATAAGAGGGTGTTTTACTTTCTTTGACTGAGTACCTTCTATGAAGACTCTACCATAAGAATCATACTGACCAGACATATGCTGAATTACAGCACCCGTATCTAATAAGAATAGCTCACATTTCTCTCCAGAGAAACTATTAGACCTAATACCCTTACCACACTCTTTACATAAAAAACTAAAACAACCCATTTTACCATCCTCTTTTTATTAACAACTTAATTCCTCAGTAACTTCAACGATATTACTTCTTTTAACTAATCTAGACATATTCAGATACATGTCCTCTGGTGAAGGTTCCCAATACCCTCCATATTTTGTTTTAAAAAACTTATCATGTAAGTCTGTCTGTATTTCCATGAACTGTTTAACATTTAAATTAAAACCTCTTTTTATTAGTTCATCAAAAATATCTTGCCTCCTGTCCAATAACCACATAAGTTTGTCAAAGAAGAAAGTTTCATGACCTTTACCTAAACAATATTTTTCAGGTATTTTAACTTTAACCATAGTGTTTTTATCTAACCTTTTAGTTACTTTATTAAAAGGTCTAGTACTCTCTTTATATTCAGCCATTAGGTGTGATTTTGTTAAACACTCTACTGGTACACAATTAATTCTAGTCAAACTTGTTTCCTCCTAATCTCTATTATAACGTACTGGGTAAAAATAATCTAATTCTCTAGAATTAAGGTTACCTTTCTTTCCAGCTTGTACTGTACTGCTGATAGAGGAAAGATAACATGTTCCTACTGTGTTTGTCAAGTAGAAATCAGAGATATCATAAACATCAAAATGGTGTCTTTTAGAACCTACTTCCTCTTTTTCAATATCTAGGTAGTCTTCTTTACCAAGGTTCCAAGCTTGAAGTGTAGCCATAACAAATTGATGATAACATCTCCCTACAGGAAATACACCAAACTTTCTATCATAAACAAAACTTTCCGAAAGGTCTGCTTTATTAAGAGGTACTGGCATACCCATATTATAATCACACATCTTCCACCATATTCTATCTTCTATAGTTTCCCTACTAGTGAAATTAGGTACTATTTTCTTATTAAGAATCATTTTTTAAATACCTTTACTTCAATAACTAATATCAAAGTTATAAAAGCTTCAAATAATATTGTTATAAAGTAAATCATACCTCTGTGACCTTCTGGCATTATATCAAAGATAATGATACCGTATAATTGACCAAATACAAGAATTATTAAAGACATTGTTAGAATTTTTAATTGTTTATTATTCATTACTTTCTCCTTCATATATCACAAATGCACCAATACCTGTTGACCTTATATGGAACTTATCTACAGCTCTTGGTAAATCTAAATTTTTAAGAATATTCCTCCAATGTTCTCTATTTTCTTTTTTCCATTTCTCTTTTCTTTTCTTACCAAAAACAGGTTCCCTCATGTAATAAACAAACCATATTGAATCTTTTAACTTCCCAGTAGGGTTCTTTATAAACCAAGCATTCTTTTTTAATCTGTTCACATTAACCTCCAAACAATCACACCCACAACCACACTAATAATAAACCTATGATAAAGCAAGTACCTATACTCTCAATTATATTACCTTCTTCAAAATAAACAAGGTAACTACCGTAATACAAAATAATGAAGGTAATAATAATCTTCCCTAACAAGTGCATAATTTTCTCCTAAAATTTAACCAAAAAAAAGGAGAGCCGAAGCCCTCCCTATAATCTAACTGGTTATGTCTACTATCTCGCAGATACTTCCAGAACATGCCATAGTTTGGGTGGATGAGGTATTGTCTTCCTCCTCATACTCTCCTAATAATGACCATTTTACTTCTTTTGGCATTGCTTGTAAAGCTTTTTCGTAAGTTTCTTTATCACAATCCTTATAAGGGGCTTGTTCGTAGGAGTGGTCTGAGTAGGGTAAGAAACTAATACCACTAACATCATTGAAGTTATTATATAACCACTGACCCACTTCTAAGAACTCACTATCCTTGTAATATACAGTGACTGAAGGTTTATGTTCACACCAATAATCTTGGTACACCTTCCAAACTCTTAATTGTTCTAAAGCTGTTTGTTGTTCCACTTTAACACTATTTTTAGGACTCTTACAAGGGAAACTAAATATCTGTGTTGTATCTCCCTTCATAAAACAGTCTTCCACTGGGAAACCTGCATCAGTCATCATAATAGCTAAAGGGTCTCTTTTATCAGCCCTAACTGTTCTTATGTAGTATTCACTAAATCTAGCATGGATACCACTTGAACTATCTACTAGTTGACTAACCGTACCAGATGGTTTAACGCAAGTTATTGCTACAGAAGGGTTAATACCTAACTTCTCAGCCCATTCCTTGTTTGTATCAATAGCTACCTGTTTAAGTTCTTCTAAAGCTTCCTCTAGATAGTTAGCACCTCTACTTTCACCAAAGAACCATGAGATATCCTTGCAAGGACTACCACTCATAACCGGATTATCCATAATACCTGTCAAACTAACCCCTAAAAGAGCCTCTTCCTCGGTATTTCTCCTCCAGACTGGTCTGAGGTACTTAAAGTCTGTTAAAGTAGCTTGTAGTGTACCTAGAATCGTTGCTAAGCGTACTTTTCTCTTCAAGTCTTCTAGTGTGTCCTTCTCTCTTATAACTACTTCTGAGAGGTTACAGAACTGATTAGGTCTTAATATAATCTCTGAACAAGGGTTAGTACCAAAGTCTTGATTAATATCTCTTCTACCATTCTTCTCAGCCTGTTTAATCATAGCAGGGCGGCTTAACATACCTCTTTCACCAGACATACTATCATGTAAACTTTTCCACTCATTTAAGAAAGCAGAAAAATCAGGTTTCTCTGTATAACAAGTAGAATTATTAGCTAAAGCTCTTTGAGGATTATCTGTAGACCACTGACCACTTTTAGCGTTTCTTATTCTGTAATCTGAGAGATTAGATAAGCTTATAAGAGCACTCCTTCTAACACCACCTACTACTACTATGTCAGCTATTTTACACATAATGTCATGGCATTCTAGTGAATTAAGTTTTCTACCAGCAGCACCTCTAAAAGTTCTAATAGTGAATCTGAATAAATCTTCTAAAGGTTGAGGTCCACTTGCTCTACCACCAAAGGTTTTAAGTTTCTCTCCTGCTCCTCTTACTTTGCTTGTATCCCACTTAGGTACGTCACCACTGAAGAGTAAACTAATAAGTTCTTTATAAGCTTTAGCCCAACCTTTCTTACTGTCTCTTACATTAATAATTGTATCTGTATCATGGAAACTCTCTGCTACTTCTGGAAGTTTGTTAATGAATTGTCTTTCAACTGAAAATCCTAAACCTGTTCCACACATAAGTATATAAAGTGTTTCATCAAAAGCCCTAGGGTGGTCAACTGCTAAGTAACTACAATTAAAACCAGCCACATTGTCTTTATCTAAAGCCTTACCTGCTGTCATGGTAGCCCTCATACTACCCATGACCTCTAAGTTAACTTTAGCTTGGAAAAGTTCTTCAGCAACACTATCATCAATCTGTCCTCTATCTTTCCAGAAATTGATGTACCTACCTACTGTCTCTTCCCAAGTTTCTCTTCTTCTTTCTTCGGGTAACCATCTTGCATAACGACTTAACGCTATGAAACTTTGGTACTCGCTCATTTCTGTCATAAAATACCTCTTTTAAATCTTACTTCATTCATGTAATTATTAAAATGTTCTTTGAAACTTTCAGAGATTTCCTCTTTTTCAAAGTCATCTTTATCTAAGTATTCAAGAATCTTAGGAAGCTTAAAACCCTTTTTGAACACTACTAAGAATTGTTTGTAATTCATCTAACTATACCTCCCGCATGTATGAAGCGTCTTCCATACCAAGAGTACTCTTTTTAAAAGACCATATAGCTTCGTCCACAGAATCTCCATCGTATAAAAGATAATTATCTGGTTCATAAACAGAAATGTAATGTTTTTGTTTAGACATATTATAATATACCTCTATCCAGTTAAACATCCAATCTGAATACTCCTTATGAGATTTTATTTCTGCAACTATTTTAAATCTCTCTGTAACAATCTTATTACTTTCTTTATAATTCATAAATAACTACCTCACATTCATATTTAAGGTTTTCATCTTTTCTTTAGAGTTAAGGTTTACTCTACCTCTAACATGAGCACCACAATCACCACATAGATACTTTTGGAACTTACTAAGGTTTGTATAAGCATAGCCATTCTGTTTAAGATTAGTAGAACTACACACATTACATTGAGAAGTTTCCTCGTCATTATATAGTGCGATATTTGGAGCATAAGAATCCCATGACCTCATAACATAATATAACTCAGCTAAACTTAGTACATCATACCTGTTATACTCTTCCATCTCGTCCCAAGCTAAAGGGTTCTCTTTTAAAACTTGTTCCCATAGATGAAAACCAAAAAAGTTACCATGCTCTAGTTTCTTATAGACTGTACATAATTTTTCAGTCATATAAGCTAATTTGTTAGAAGTGAAACCAAACTGTTTTTTAGCTATCTGTAGAGTATCAATGTGTTTATATGGTGAAGGTTTAGAATACCCATTTAATATAAATCTTGCATTAATCTTTTTCTCATCAAACTTCTTACCATTCTGAGTGATTATAATGTCAGCTTCATCTAATAACTTCCATAATTGACTTAACAGTTTATTATCATTTTCTTTGATAACTTCACCCCTTAAATCGTCATAAATAACTTTATCTTCATCTCTTTTGTTAAGTAAGTCTTCTTCATTAGTTAACCAGTATGCAGCAAAACTAAGAATAAACCAATCACTATCAATCTGTGTAAGACTTAAGTTGTTTTGCCAAAGTCCCCAAACTAAACCTTTTATAGGGGCTGTCTCTATATCAAGAACTAGTATCTTAGGTTTCTCCATAACTTTATCTATATCTTCCTTATCATAGAATTCTCTTTTAAGTACATCGTAAACAGTACTAGCTTTGGAAACACTACCTAGAACTCTTTTTGCTATTTCTCTATGAGTAACTCTCTCTTTCTTGAGTTTAATAATCTCATCAATTTGTTCTTGTGTTGTAACTTTTCCCACTAGTACCCCCTAATCATATACATAATTCTTTTCCATTCATCATCTTTCCTTAGAGCACCAACCCATCTACCACAATGTACAACTTGTTTAGTCACATCACTTCTGTGTTGACAATAAGAGTACTCTAGTTCTTTCTTATTATGAATATCAATCCCCATATCCCATAAAATTCTATATAAACCTTCATCACCTTTTTCATTTAGTTCTTCATAGTTCGGGTGATTTAACATATCAGATACTGATACTACTTTATATTCTGTTTCTTTAAAAAATGACATTAACTCTCCTTCTTAAAATAGCCAAGACTTATAGCATAAGAGTCAGCTAAATCTCTTAAACCTGTTGTTTTCTTATAACCTTCTTCTGTAAATCTTGACCTTAAGTCTTTAGGTAAACTCTCTACCATTAAATCTTTAGAAGCATTACCATTACCTGTTAATATTTTCTTAGCTGCTTTAGGTGCAATAAGGTGTATCTCTTCTTCTGTGTACAAACCTTCATCTAACAAACCTATAATAACTGAAGCTAGTAGCCCTGCTAGATTTCTAGAAGCATTACCATAGCCACCAAAAGCTAACTGTTCAAAAACTACCTCATCTATACCACCATTATCTTTAATAACTGAGATTAAAGCGTCTCTTATCTTAATAATTCTTTGGTAGAGAGTAAGTTCTTTATTAGTTTTAATTATACCAAAATCTTCAACTGTTATAGTTCCGTCTGTTTCTTTTGAAGCAACGCACCAAGCTGTACAGGATAAACTTTGGTCTACTGATAATACTCTCATGAATTATCTTTCAATAAAAGGTAATTATCTAGTACTTCATCGTAGATATTTAACATGTCTATTTTGAATCTAGTACCACAAGAGAACATTACATGATTAATAATACCTCTGTGGTCTCTTTCCATAAGTATGTAATCTTGACCTTCGTATATACCTTCTATTTGATAAAATATTTCATTATCACTAATCTTTGTCATAGATAATCCTCCAATTTAAATTTATCTTTAGGTGAGCGTTCTTGATAAGCTAGTTCAAAATGTTGTTGTAATAACTTTTTAGCATTCAACTGCATCTTATGACCATCCCAAGAAAGGTATCTGATATATCCTTCTTTAGGTTTAATACCTGCATCTTTAGCAGCCTTATCTAACACACCTTTTGCAAGCTTCTTTTCATAAACTTCTAAAAGACTTTGTACACATTCCTCTTTTGTTTTACAAGGCTCTAGTAATTTGGTTCCTGCTACTGCACCGAACCCTTTTAAACCTTTATAACCATCAGAGATGTCACCTACAGCAGCTTGATAACAAAGAAACTTAAAACCTTCTCCTTTGTAAACTTTATCACCTTTATAATCTTCCTCTACCCAAACTCTACCTAATTTAGTAGTTTCTAGTATTTTTCTCCTAGTTGGTAGTTCGTTCATATCTATGAAGTTAGTATCTTCTGCTTGTTTTAAATCTTTATCTACGGAAAGTATAACACCTTCCTTTCCTTTTTTCTCTGCTAGACCTACACAATGAGTGTCAGCCTCCCAACCTTTTTTAGCCATAGAAACAAAAGGGAATTTCTTAAGCATATACTGTCTAGCATATTCTAAGTGAGTAGGTCTTTCTTTACCTTCTCTGTTGAACTGGTACATATTCTCTGTCTTAGGTAAAGTTTTAAGTTTATCACCAGAGTCTGTTAAGAATCCTTTTATTTTTATTTTCTTATTTTTACTTAACTTTTTAGCTGTATCTACAAAATCTTTAACAGCAGCTTCAACTGTTTTCTCTGTCTCTTCTTCTGTACCTACAACAACATTACATACCCTTTCCCAACAATCTAAATCCTCTATTTCTGCCATACCTAACCTTTCCATGAACAGAGCTGCATCAGTAGCTTTAGAGAAACCTTCACTTTCTCCAATTATTTTTGGTCTGTCTTCACTTTCTAAATCAGGTTTAGTTTCATATTGAATCCATTTATATTCTTTCTTCTCTACTCCAGCAGCGCCCTTATAAGCAGCGCTGTCCAAATCGAGGTAAGCATATTTAATAATAATTAATCTCCTATACTGTTACCCACAATGCAGGGTCTTCCTCGTAATCGTCTACTTCAAAATAAGTGACTTTCTTACCTGTACTTTTAGCATATTTAACCTCATCAGTTATCCCTGTTGAGTCCTCCCATAATGGCATTTTTAGTACAAATACTTCTTCTGCTACATCAATCATATGTCTGTCAAACTCTTGCCAAAAAGTATAATCTTTTGGTAATGAATTTCTATTAGCTAGTTCATGACAATGACAGATAGGCGAATAAACCTTTAAACCGTCATTCATCCAACCTGCTATTCTGTCTCCTACATATTCAAATCTTTGCTGTCTCAATGTTTTAGCTTCTGGTGAATAACCTTTAGCGAGTTGAGAGTATACGCTGCATACGTAAATCATAAGAATCTTCCTCCTTCATTTCATCCTTTAATCTATAATACCTGTCTAAGAAAGGTAATTCACTCATCCCTGCACCATAGAAATACATCTTAAAGTAAGGAACAGTTTGGTACTTAAAAGACCAAGTAGGTTTTTTCTTAAGTAATAAATCACTTTCATTCTTAACAATATTTGTATCTAAATCTTTGACAAAAGGATTCATTTCTTCAGTACCTAAAGCTTCTGCTATAACACTCATCAATCTTTTTTCAATTTTAGAGTATTCAGGTATTAGTCTTTTTAAACCTCTAGGGATATCAGCCATATAAGCTTCAGTAGAATCATGTAGTAATGCAGATAGTTGTTCTCTAGCTGTACCACCCATCTTTCTAACAATATCTGATAATATAATACTGTGTTCACCTACAGAATAGAAACTTTCACATTGACCACTATATCTACAAATCTTAGATAAGGCTCTAGCTATATCTAATATACAAATACTCTCAGGATTAGGGTTTAAAAAATCAACCACCTTACCTGAGTTTGTTGTAATAGTACTCATTTTACCTCCTCAAAAAGAAGGGGCTATTAAACCCCTTTCTAATTATTTATTATGAGTTTTTAGATTAGTCATCCCAACCTTCATCATCTTCATCTTCTTCTGAATCATCAGTGTCTAAATCATCATCATCGTCATCTTCATGGTCGAAACCTTCTTCTTCCGAATCATCTTCATCAACGTCATCATCTTCTTCAAAATCAAACTCTAACTCTTTCTCGTAAGGTACAAGATTTCTAACACAAACAGCGATTAAATCTAAAGCTAGACCTTTACCATGTTCGTTATTCCATAATCTTTCCTTACATTGTACATCACCAATAGTACCATTACCTAAAGCAGTAGTTTGTAGTACTTTTTGACCTTCAGAGTCTTTCTTACCCATTGTACTACCTTTACCACCTTTAATACCTCCTACTAGAGGTACAAGAGAAGGTTTACCATCTGTGTAGGTAGCTGAACGTCTTAATTTAATAACAACGTAGTTACCGTCTTCATCAGCATACTCTTCTTTAGGTACAAATTTGAAATCTTTCTCAAACTCTTTTTTAGTAAACTCTCTAGCACCTTTGATAGCTTTTACTTTTTTGTATTTACTTTTTTTAAGTTTTTTGTACTCAGCAGGTAGAAGTAACAAGTCGATAGCGTACTCTTTATTCAAGAGATTATTATCAGGGTCTGCTTTCTTCTTAAAGCCAAGTTTTGGTGTGTTTACACAAGCGTACATAAATGTTGCTTTCTTTATAATCATATAAAATATTTCCTCCGTAATTAGGATTATTAACTTAAGTTTTTACTAATTTACATTAGTTATTTAGTGAACATCGTAGTAGGTTTTACCTATCTTAGCTGTACCACCAAATTCTATCCAGAGACCAAGTTCTTTAGCAGCCCACTTATATGCGCTTTCCGAAAGTGCTGCCATTTCCCTAGACTCTTCGCAAGGACTTCTAAAAAGGTATTCGTCATGAATATTTAAGATTAGTTCTGACTTCATCTTCTGTCTCTTTATAGTGTCGCATGCTTTGATTACTGCGTATCTTTGAATGATAGCTTCTGCACCTTGAATCTTGTAGTTTAAAACTTTATGAAGACTCTTACAGTAAACGTAGTAACCACCCAAAGTAGGTATGTATCCTCCTCCTCTGTATTTATTTCTAAGATATATCTCTGTTAGTTCTTCTATCAGTATATCTAGTTTAAGCTTTGCTAAGAAAGCTTCTTTTCTTTCTTGACCTTGATGTTCGGGAACACCTAACATTAAACCTAGCTTATTACCAGAACAACCAAAGATAGTTGCATAAGTACCGTTCTTACCTCTCTTTCTAGCATCTGACATAAATTGTATATGCTTTTTGAGTTGAGTCTTTACAGCTAAATCTCTATCTTCTTCTGTAGCTAGACCAAAACCTATACAGTTGATAGTATGAGCATCAGTACCTAGATAAATTTCTGTACCATCTTCTCTCTCTTCAGTTTCTTCACCTGAGACCAAAGCTTTAGCGTACTCTTCATTATTAGTGAAATCAGCAGCCAATCTTAATTGTGCTCCAGCCATATCACAACCAACTAAATCATAACCTTTTGGGGCTACTATAATTTTTCTCATCTTGCCACCATACAAGGCATTAGGTGATGGTAGATTAACAATACCTCTTTGAGCACCCCTTCCTGTAGAAGTACCAAAAGTGATAATCCCTCCTGCTATTCTACCATCAGACCTAATATTTGGCATTAAACCCTTATCACTATTCTTAGGGTCTGGGTTCTGTATATACTTTCTTCTATGAGAGTAAGTGTTGTACTCAGCTACTTTTTTACCAATACCTTCTGGTAAGGTGTCAAAACTTTCTTCTGTAAGCTTAGGTGTTGTTGGTAAGTTTCCTCCTTTTCTAACATGATAAACCACTTGGTTTTTACCATTACCTTTAACAGGCCAGTAGTATTTAAAAGCTTTATCGCTTCTAACTAATTTGTTAGTCTTAGCATCTTTTTTAAAGTTCCATTCAAAAGGTTTCCAACCTAAACTTATTAAAAACATCTTAACAATACTATGTTGAGACATTTTAGATTTTGAATATTGAATCCTAGTAAAAGCCCCTACCACTTTATCTGTGTCTTCTGGTTTAAGGTCAAAATGGTTGCATGTATGAAAATTGAGTTGTTTACTCTCTTTAACCTCTTTAGGGTATTTAAAATCTGATGTTTTAAAACCTAACTTCTTAACATAGTCTCTAGCTTGGGCTATCTTTTCAAAACTGACCTCATGTGCTTCTCCTGTCTTTTTATGAACTGGTGTATATGAGTTTGTTTTAACTATTTTGTAAATGTCTGTCGTGGGTTTGTAGTAATTCTTCTCTTCTTCTACAACTATTCCTTCTGAAGTCTCCTTGTATATTCTTTTTCCTCTTCTAGGGTTCTTAAAACCTAATAATTTTTGCAAGTCATAAAGGCCAATCCTGTTAGCTCTAACTTTTAAAGTCATAAACAGTTGAGGTTCTAATTCTTCTTCTAACTCTACAAGAATACCATCCAGTTCTTTTAAACACTCTTCCATGTGTTGTATATCTACATCACAACCATTTAACTCTTGCATTGTAGAGTAGAATCTGTACCTGTGTTCTTTCTTTAAAATTTTACTAAAATCAGAACCTTTGATTTTCTTTTCTAATTCAGACCTTTCATGTTCTAGATAGTTATAGGTTCTAGTTTGAATCTTAACATCTTCAATAACCCTGTGAAGCTTATAAGCGTCCATGAAAGACCAATCTTCTATCTCAGGTTTATTTATACCTAATCTGCTCCCGAAAGCTTTTAAACCATGAGAACCTTTACAACCTTTAGGTACAGGTCTGTCAAACCACTGGCATTGTGATTGAAGAAGTGTATCGTGTAAACATGACATAGGTACTTTCCATTTAGGTTTAAACTTATTGATTAAAAATAAATCATACCCAAACACATTATGGCAAATCAATTTACCTTTATTGTTACCTACTCTTTCTAAGAAATCATAACCTTCTTCTAAAGTACCTGTTCTTGGCATTATCCAGTAATATTCATTATCATGCTCATCATAGACTTTCTTACCATCGTATTCAGGGTAATCATGGAATAGAAACATTTGTTTAGTTTCATAATCTTGACCACAGATACAATAAACTTTATCTACTTCATGTAATAAACCATTAGATTCTATATCGAAGTTGAGGAGCATTCCTTCTCTAACTTCTACTGTCATACAGAAACCTCTACATAGTTACAGGAACAAGGTTCTACAGTTATCTGTAAATCTCCCCAACCATCTGCCTCTACACTGTGTTCTAAATCTTGTCTGCACGTATCACATTTAACAGAATCTATTTTAATTTCAATCTCTACATCTGATTTAATCTCTTTTTGTATTAGCACACTCTCCATTCTTTTCCTCCAAATGTAAAATTAAATGTTCTCTTGATGGATAAATATTATTACATTGACAGTAAATATCAAAATCTCTTTTAAAAGAAGAATCGTATAAATCCCACTTAAAATCTGGGAACTTCTTAACCACCTTTTCTTTATGTTTATCTTTTGAAACTCTATTATCACCACTGTAACAATATATAGTTTTATTAACTAAAGAGAATATAAAATCATGAGAAGCTTGTATCCCTTCTTTACCATAATGAATATTACATAGTGATATATCAAAATTCTCTAAGATATAATCTTTAGGGTGTTTTTCGATAAACATAAACTCTACCCTTACACCTTCTATATTATACTCTAAAAAAGTTGTTATCTCTCCTTCATCATAAGGGTTGGCTTCCTCGTCTTCATAGCAAATCTCTCCATGTTCATCTAATTCTTCATCATTAAATTTCCTGTACTCTGAGCGTATGTAAACACCACCTAAGCTATCAAGTTGTTTGTCAAGAAAATCTTCTTTTTCTCTATAATTTTCATCCATAACTGTCTGTATATAAACATCTAAATCTTTAGCAGGTTTATTTAAGTACCAATCTCTAGGAGCACCACCCGCTATTAAAACATTGTAGTACTTTTCAGGGAAAGTTTCTAGTATTTTATCTGCTATGTATTTTTGATGTTCTATTTCTTCCTCTACAGAGTTATATACTCTCTTCTTAGGTCTCTTAATCTTCCTAGGTTTAGGTTTAAGAGGAGGCATCAGTGTAATCTTTTTATTATCTATACACAAATAAGTTTCTGAAATAGGTACTGTAATTGAAAAAGCCATTATAAAATAACCTCTTTAGGTTCAGAAGCAACCATGTACCAATCTGGTGTTTTTAGTTGGTCATTAAAACTATTGAATTCTTTCACATGTTTTTTTGCATCTTCTTCTTCGTCAAAATCTTTATAACCATCTGGTCTAGAACCCCAACCAGCCTCATATTCTGTATAAAAAACTCTGTATTTAACTTCTTTTAATGCCATCTTACACCTCCTAATATAAAAAACTATTAATACTAGTACCTTCACCTTATGTCTTCTCCTAGGAGTCGAACCTAGTAATCCAATAAGAATATTTCAAGTTACCACCGTTAACTGTAGTTACCTGTATGTTTGCAAACTTTCATAAGGCTTTGCAGAAGGAACTAGTTCTAATAGTTCTAGATTTAAATATGGTAACCCTAGTAGAGTCTCGAACTCCTCAATAATAATGTCCAACTGTTTTCCGTTCCTTGCGGTAGAAACACTACTAACAATCTTAGTTAAAATCACCACCCTCCAGAATTGATATCACGATTTGGCGTCTCTGCGACCTATACACCCGCAAATATACAGGCTAGTGAACCGTTCTTAGGTTTTAGGGTCATTACTTTTTTTTAAATACTGTCTACTTCTTCTCTAAATTTTATCATTTCTAATTTGTTAAGGTTTGTTTGCTTATTATCTGCTTGTTCCATTTCACAGAAATCACATACAGAGTAATAAAGAGGAATGTTTTTAGTTACATTTTTGTAAGTAACTTCATTACTTTCAACTTTACTTTCTAACACACCCCATTCACAAATGGGACAAACTTCTATAAGTTCTGACATTGTTACTACCTCTTAAATAAAATTGGATGCGTAGGGAAGGACTCAAACCTTCTCGATACCTGAACAGTCATTTACTTACCTAGGGCGCTGGTTAAAACTAAGAACCTAGGCTCTCCAAAATGATAACAAACTTTCTTAAAATTATGTTAATTAACCTTAACACTCTCTCTACAACTTCGTTTGTTAATGGCTGCATATATTTTAGATAACCGCTAAGTCTCTAAAATCACGTCCAATCACGCTCAATAGTATATCACTCCTACGTGCTACGCTTTATAAAATCATTATTACATTTTAAACCTTTTGTTACTTTTATAGGACAATTTTTACTCCCTACTCTCACTATGAAACTTGTATTATCTTTATAATGCACTGGTGGACTTCTCCACAAATATGCCTTATCATAAGACCATTTCATACAATACGCTGAGTCAATCATAGCGGATATTCTACCGTCTTTATGTCTTCTTAATAACGCATACCTTCTCACTGTAATTACCTCTTAAATAAAATTAGATTACAACATGTAAGGGACTCGAACCCTTATAAGTGAATTACGTCTAGCTGTTAACACTAAGGTGGTTTCTGTCTTGAGCTAGGAAGTTGCTATTAGAATTTACAACCCCATCCATATTGACTTATGACCACACCCCTGTATACCTGTTCCAGCAACACGTTGTAACCTAAAAAATTGGCCTCCCGCAGAGGATTCGAACCTCCAACACCAAGAGTAGAAATCTTGTGCTCTATCCAGTTGAGCTAACAGGAGTTTATTAAATAATATTAGAGCTACCATCTCCACTCTCCTTACTCTTACAGTGAGCGTACAAGAGTTTCCTGTAACTACAAAGACGTCCAGTTGAGACATTATACATTCTCTTATGGTGACTTCGAACACCCGTACTTAGTGATGGTATGTCTAATATTATTTTTTAAAAATCATGACAATCTTCATTACTATAAAGGTGTGCTTGGTGGAATTCACCCCCTCTACCTCTAAAGAAAGACCCACCATTATTTTTGTAATAAAGATAATTTTTATATTGTCCGGTTCTTCTTTCTTGGCGTTTTGCTTTACAAGATTTACTGTAAAACTTACCCCAACCTCTTTTAATATCTGACAATCTTACTTGCTTCTTTCTACCACAACCGCAAGCGCATGTTATTTCTTTAGTAGCTGCCATTTTTCCCCCTTTTGAGAAGTTACCCTTACAATGTATATTATGAACTTATGGGTTCTTTAAGTCAACATCTATTTTATATTTTTTTAACCCTTTTAGTGTTAATCTACAAGGTAAGGACTTCTTATTCTATTTGTTTGGAAGGTTTAACAACACTCCGGCGCTCTCTCCCATAATTGTTGTAGGGTATTTTCCATCCCATTTATCAATACGTTGGGTTTCAATGAGGTCTTTAGTTAAAGTTTTGTTAACCAGTTTATTACCTTTTGCTGTAGATTGTGCTACTGTTTCAATTTCATAAGCTCTAGCGTCTGCTAATGTCCTTTTAGCATTAGCTTCTGAGATAGCCGCATCTTCTTTAGCTTTAGCTTGTACCACTTGTTGTTGGGCTTGTTGTTCAATAATATCAAGTTTAGCTTTCTCTTGTTCAATCTCTTCTTGTCTCTGTTTAGTTTGATTAATCGCATTAGTAATCAATTTAGGTAATGTTATATCTCTAAACAGTACTGCTTCAATATTGATATGGTATTTTCTTAGATATTCATTAAGGTCATCTTTTACATTTTGTTGTAACTCTACCTGAACAGTTTCCAAGAAAAAGTCCTGTGATTTCTGTACACTTTTTCCTGTTTCTCTAAGTAACGACCTTATTTTCTTAACCACAATATCGTTAATAACTTTCTCTTGAGGTCCAACTTCCCCTAAAAGGTCTGAGGCCATATTCCCATCAAATTTTAAAACTAAACTAACATCAAAGTCAGTCTTTAACTTGTCTTGTGCTGGAATCATGATATTTTCAATATCAACGGTTGTGTCTCTCAAGTCAAAAACTTTAAAATCTGCTAATGGGTTAACTATATGAAAACCTTCTGTAAGCTCTTCATCAACGACCTTACCAAACAGTGTTTGAACTTTTACATGACCTGCTGGAACTGTTGTGTATGAATTTAGTGTTAGAATTAAGAGTAACACAGCTAACACACTATGTATTGTTACTTTTGCAAAGTTTAATCTTACAACCTCTTCTTCATATTTTCCATCGTAACCTCTTTTAGTAACTGTCGTGCTTTTAAAATAATTAAAAAAGTTTTTCATATATTTTCCTCCAAAATATTATTAATGTTAGTGTTTCACAGACTCTATTTTATACTACTTGAATATTAAAATCAACCATTATTTAATATTATCTGTGAAACCCCTTTACTACTTAAGAAACTGTATTATACAAACATTTTAAAGTTTTGTCTATAAGTTTTTTCAGCTTCTTCTATACTACAATGACCTTCATCATAAGGTTCTACTAACCAAACACAAATAAAGTCAGCTAGTTTATACCTCCAGTGGTCTTTAGCATAAGTTCTTAAGGTAAATCTTAAAGTCTCGGTAAGTGTAGGTAAATACCTAGCATGAGCACCTTTAAAGTCCCAAGCTTTTTCTTTACCAAACACCGCTGCACCTACTGTGATGTTAACTAAAACATCCCATAAGAAAGATAAACCTATGATAACCTTAAAGAAATTGTGATATTTCTCAGGTATCTCATCCTGTCTCTTGATAATTAGCATACCATTAACAAATAGTACCCAAAGTATAAAAAAGGCTGTTAAACCTTTCCAAATCAAGTTTAAGGCAGTTTCTAATATATAAAACATGTTTTTTATTACTCCTTTAGTTTAATCCCCTCTTAATATACGTCAAAGAGGGAACCAAACATTGTACCACAGGTTTCAGATTATGTCAAATTAACTTTCTTCACCCCTGTGCCACTCATCAACAAAGGAATCAGGTAGCTCCTCATGGTCAAACGTGTGGTCTGTATCTACGTCATCATCTAAGTAGTCTTCTGGGTTAACCCCTAGTTCTAAACGTCCTGTATCACCGTTATAGAAGGTATAACCCGCTATCCCTGTATTCTTACCATGTCTTCTACACTTACTCATCTTAATTGTAGTAGTATTTCTAACAATAGGGTTAGTATGTACCTTATTTCTCATCAATAACATATTAATCATAGATGTTTGGAACCAAGAACCACTACCTTTGATGTCTTCTTCAGCCATATCACCACCCTCAGAGTTAGCTTTAGAACCTCCAGCGTTCTTTCTGACATGGTGAATATTAACCCAAGCGATATTCTCCTTCTTAACCTTTTTAACTAAAACTGCTGTAAACTCGTCTTCTTCCATATCAGTATTAGCTAGTGCTAACGTAACAGGGTCTACAAAGATAATTTTACAATCTAGTCCATTGATTAAGAAGTCTATCTTTTCTAGTAACTCGTCTCCGTCACAAGAACCTTGGTGGTCTAAGTAATGTACTCTGTCTGCAAAAGAACCTTCTTCCTCTACTTCTTCATCAGATTTACCCATTGTTATTAGTTTATTAAACTCTGTCCATTCCTTATCTCTGTCTCTCTTATCGTAAGGTATCTCATTAAGTTGTTCACTCATATGTACACTTAAGAAACCCTCAATAAACTCCCCTAACGTTTCCTCAAAAGAACAAATACCTATATTGTAGTCTGTCTCTGTCAAAGCTGTGTATATCATCTCTTTAACAAAACTAGACTTACCTACAGAAGAAGGAGCCGCTATAGTTAGAATCTCTCCTAAAGCATAACCTCCATGAGTTCTTTTATTCATATCTCCAAAACTTGCAGGAAAAGGTATTAGTGTTTCTTTACCTCTTTGAATATAATCTCCCCAACCTTCTGATAAACTTTTGATACCTGCTGGCGAATACTTTTCTGATTTCCATATATTATTATAAAACTTCTTAGGAAAATTCATTCTCTCCTGTTTAGTTTTACAAGATAACCACCAATCATTGATATCTTTGATACCTTTAGGGTACTTCATTATTCTAACTTTACCTGCTGGTAAAATCTTTAATGATTTCTCAAGAATAGATTTACCTGCTTCATCGTTATCGTAACATAAATAAATCTCCTCAAACTTATTGATATACTCTAGTTGTGGTTTTAAACCTGCTATATTTGCACCTGAAGGAAGAGATACAAAAGCATAACCCCCTTCTATGTTTTGAGCACCAGCTTCTGTAGCTTGATAACCAACCATTGCATCTAATTCACCTTCTGTGATAAATAGTCTTTTATGTTTTTCTGGTGAAAATAAATGTTGACCAAAAAGTTCAATACCTTTTTTAGTATCACCTATAGTACCTTTGAAATTTTTAAGAACACCTAAGAGTTTAGGTTTTTTCTCTACCTCTTTATCTCCTTCTTCAAACCTAGAACGTACTCTGTAACCTACATGTTGTTTCTTTCTGTATGTTGGGTAGTAATGTCTATCGACTGTCTCACCATCTTCGTTGAGTTCTACTTTTACCCCGTAAAGTTCACATACACTTTCTTTAATTTTTCTATCATTAAGTTTAACAGAGATTCTATCGTCTCTCACCTCTTCGAGAGTAGGTAAACCTACCCCCATAAAATCGTCTTCCTCATATTCAGTTTTCCTCTCTACACTAATAGCTTTATTGTTTTTATAATCCCAATCTACATAACTCTTTCTACAAGTCTCACCAAAGCAGGTAGCACTGTGGCTACCATCTTCGTGTTCATATACAGCTAGGTTATCAAGACTTTCACAACTTGGACAATTGGTTTTACCAATAAATATCCCCGCTTCTTTCTCTACGTACTTCTTCTTCTTTCTCTTCCTTACCACACAGTACCTCTATCTCGTTGTTGTAAAAAAATACAGCCTTTTCCCTGAAGTCTTCAAGAGAACCTTCATTAACTATGATAATATCATCTTCAATAATACTAACACCATTTTCACTAGAATGATTTGCTACAGATACCACATTAGGTCTCTCTAGGTGAGTAATTTGTCCACCTAGTTTTCTAATTATCTTAACTTCGTTCTCAAACCTAACATCTGGTACACCAACAATAGTTGTACTTAAATCGTATTGTTGTAAGTAATCAATCCAGAAAGAATCTAAGTGGTTTTCTCTCATGACCTCTGTACCTACTTTTTGATAAACTTCTCTAGGTGATACGTGTAAATAGTTTTGAGAAGAATTGACTTTACAAAACAAATTATCCCAAAAAACTTCTATTATTGCTTGGTGTATTTTAGTAGAAGATTTCCTGTCTACAGGTTTTGTAGGGTGTTTCCCAAAGTGTTTTATAATTAAATCTCTTAAATTACCAAAATCAATAGGGAATAAACCTACAGTTTCTTTTAAAGAACCTTCTCTGTGTTCTTGTGTGAAACCTAACATTTCATCACAAAAATCTTTCAAAGGTGCTGCAAAGGGATGTTTTACAAATTTCTTATGATAATCATTTCCTAACTCTCTATGTCTTTCTATTAGAAAGTCTAAGAAAGTATCTTTACCACTCCTAGCTTTTGCTGCTATACCTATAATCATTTTACCTCCTCTAAATACCAATCTGGTTTTGTGAACCTATCTGTAAAAGTAAGTTTATCACGTTCCTCTACATCTAAATCTTCAGCTTCAGGCCAAAGAGCGTATAATTCATCTAAAGACTCTACATAAGCGACTAGTATACTGTGTGTTTCATCTTCACCTGTACACCAATAAGGGTACTTTATAGGCCATTTAACAGGTCTGTAATCTTCTTGATTTGCTCTAAACCTTACTCTTAAAACCATCTAACCCTCCAAAACTCTTTGTCTGATATCTGATAGTTTTTCTTTTATTAATAACTTACCATCTCTAAAGATTTCTTTAAGCTCTCCTTCTTTCTCTTCTTCTTTAGAAACACCTTGTACAAGAATAAAATCTCCATTTTCATCTTTATCTACTTTTAGTAAACCTTTAGCAGATTTCTTGGTTCCTGAGTCAGTGATAGGGTCTTTAAAAAGCTCTCTACCCTGTCCATCAACTTCCCCATAAGTAGCTTTAAGAGCCATACCAAAAGTATCTCTAGTATTAAACTGGTAAGTATAAGAACCAATACCAAACACTACATTACCTGAAGCAAAACCTTTCTCTTTTAATCTTTCTAGAATTTCTTGTGCTCTTTCTAGAGTAATAGCATCTCCGTAGATTAAACCTACTCTTTCGTTAAGTAGTTTGTAACCTTCTTCTGTTACTGTTCCTCCAAAGATATCCCATAAGCTTTCTACAGCACCTTTTTTCTCAGGAGTCATTTCTACCTCTTCAAAAGTACAATAGGTTACAGTATCTTTCCAATTATCTACGTAGTAGTATGTTTTATCATGTCTATTTAACTCCGGTGAATATGTTACTTTAAAATACTTACCATTAAAAGAGTATAAATCATCCATACCAAAATGAGGTTCTTCTGCAACTAGTTCATTACAAAAAGTGTCATTTATATCTTCTGCTACCCACTTTTTCCATTCTTCAAAGTCTTCAGTATAGTTTACAGTTTTAGCTTTAATACCACAAAGTATTTCAACAGGGTCACCACTGTCTGGTCTGAATACTGTTTTAGCTAAACCTATTTCATTAACTTCTCTGTTTAAAATCTCTTGTTTAAGAGTTTTAGTATACTCTGTGATAACCTTCCAAAAATCCCAAGTATCGCTTACAATACTGACAACACCTTTGGGGTAAACTTCTGTGATTAACCTTTTAAAAGTACCTAACTCATCTTCATAAGAACCCATACACATAACAGAGTGTTCTGTAGCAGGTACTGAACAAGCGACTAACTCTTCATCTGAGTTTGCTTGTAAATATCTTTCTACATAATCTATAGATGCAATAGTATCTGTTCCTACAAAAGATGTAAGATGTCCAGAACCTGAAGAACCTGCATCATGTAATCCAGACATACCTCTAGCTGAGAAATCATGCCCTTGTATAGCAACAAAGTCAGTAGGAGTACCTGTTTCTTCTGCAAACTTAGTTAGTAGTTTTCTATATTGGTTAGCTACTGTAGCTATCACAGTAGGTTTCCAAACTTCTGAACTAATAGCAGTTTCTAAGAAATTAGGTAACCAGAAAAACTCAGGTAAAGTATTGGTAATTGTGAAAGTAGGTACACCAATAGGGACTTGTGAACCTTCTGGTAAACTTTTAATTACAATTGGTAAATAACCTAAGTCATGTAGCTCTTCAATGTGCTCTACTGTTATTGCGTCTTTCCCTAAGTAGTTATCAATTCTTCTTTTATAAGACCTTACCACTGTATCTTTATCTAGGTTGAAAAAGTTATTATTCCATGTATCAATTAAGAACCATTGAACAAAAGCGTTTAGTCCATAGTGTGTGATTTTACCTTCCCAATAATCTTTTAGGTACTTACCTAATTTATCAGAACGATGTGTATTGTTTGTGTAGACTTGATTAGAACCTTCAGGGTATTGTCTTCTGTGGTCTACCTTGTATCCGTCTTTTTGTGTTAATGGGTTAATGTACATTATAAAATTCCTCCTAATTTTTTTACTATTAATTTATCTTTATACTCTTTATGATAACTTAAGCTATCTGTGGTGTAAATTTTATCAAATACTTGAGAAAGCTCATCTAAGCCTTTAGAGAATATACCGTGTGTTACATATAAATCTACACTGTTTATACCTTTTTTGTAGAGTTCTTTTGCTAGTGGTATAAAAGTACCTCCTCCATCACAGATATCGTCCACGATTAGTACTTTATTTTTATTAACTAAACCTCTTGTATCTACATTGAAATTTAATATCCTTCCTGTCTCTAAATCTCTTTCTTTTGAACCGTACATCACATCTGTACCTAGATGCTTAGCTAATTTATTAACTTTCTTTTCTGCACCAGCATCAGGAGAGACTAAACAGTCATAACCCAAAGACCATACACTATTAAAATTATTTATAACATTTTCTAAACTAATATGTTGACAGTTATTTAATAAATTAATACCTACTTCACTGTGACAATCTACTACTACAACTTTATCAAAGTTCCAAGAGTTAATCATATTACATAAAACTTTTAAACTCTTAGCCTCTCCTCTATTACAAGCTCTATCTTGTCTCGCATAAGGTAAGTAAGGTATTTCTAAAATACTATTTACATTGCTTTCACCTCTGTCTAAATTTAACTGTTCTACAGCATCTTTAACAAAAGGTATAGCTAATAAGTCATCATTGCTTTGGTAATCTACAGAGATAATATAATTATACATGCTGGTTACCATAGTGTTACCTTTCAGGATATTAACATTTATTTCACCTGCTGGAAATTTAATAATATCTACATCATAAATATACCCTCTGAAACCTTTAGTTGAGTTTACAATCAATTTTATAGCCATTCAAAATCTCCTAATAGTACATTGTGAAATTCTCTGTCATAAGACATCTCTTTATATAGCCTACTAAAAGGGTCTATGTTATTTAATTTTAGGACATCCTTTTCCCTATGAGAGTTATATTCAAACCACTCTTTTTTAATCTTCTGTGTTGAGTCATACAAATCAATACCACAACCAAACATACCTTTTATTTTTCTAGTTTTTATACTGTAATCTTCTTCTAAAATTTCAACGATAGTTGTCTTGTGTTTTATATCTATAAAACCATCCTTATCATTTAAAACATAATGTTTTCTAGGAAGACTCACATCATAAGTACCACCCTGTTCTAAAATTATTTTATCCTTAACGTAATTTTGATATGAATAACCTTTACCTTCAAGATAGAAGATTACATCTTTTATTTTATAACTTCCCTCCGTTAGTCCTAAGTAAACTACCTCATCACCATCTTCTAATTTTACTAAACTACCTACTTCTACATTTTTAAAAGGAATATACTCTACTTTTTCAGAAACTTTAACAGCTTGTTTGTGCCGTTCTGAACCTTCTTTAACTAATTCATTACCAGCCCAAACACACTTATCTTGTATAACTCCATTTTTTGTAGAAACAACAGACAGTAAATCTACAAGATTCTCTACAGAAATCTCTACAACAAAATCTCTAGGGTCTTTTATTCTGATTAATTTATTAGAAGTACTGTATCTGCTAGCGTAACCGTCTATCTTAAAACCACTAATAGGTTTATTTTCTATTAAGTAATCTTTAACATCTTCATCTTGAATTTCAACCCTTGCCCAACTACAGCCTGTTTGTTTTCTTTTAAGAAAAGCTTTGTTTGTTTCATAGTAGGTCATATAAGCTAAATCGCCTTTCCCCCTCTTTACTACAAACATTTTCTCATGTATTTTCATATAACCTCCTCTGTAAGGAGAAAACTACCCCTAAAGGTAGTCTTCAATACTGTCTGTAACGTCTTCTATTACCTCATATTCACAAACCCTAGCCTTAGAGTATCTGTAATCAGTAGGAACCGCTACAAAGTCTCTAGGGTGAACTCTAACTTTCATAGTTCTACCTGAAGTACCCCAACAACTTTTTAGATAGTAAGGAGAACATACATGTAAACCTCTAGAACAAGTAATTTTAGGATTATCTTGTACTAAACTTCTATTCTCTTGACAGATAGAGCCTACAGAGTTATCAAAAGTACCTGTACGTTTATCTTTATAGTCATCTCCAACATTCTTGAAAGCGATAACATATCCTTCTTTATCAATAAGTATATCATCCTCGCCTGTGAAGCCCATTAAACCTTCTCTAGCAGTTTCTGAAGGATTTAATAAAGATAAGTCTAAGAACTTAGCTAAATTCTCAAAAGTATCATCACCTTCTGCCATTAACCTTTGAATAGTAGAGATGAGTTTACCATCAATTCTCATTTCTGCGTAGTGGAAGTGACCATCCTTAATAGACAATCTGTCTCCAGACCAAGAAGTGATACCTTTAGTTACATCAATAGAGTCTACTGCTTCATCGTACTCTTCTGCTAGAATCTTAGATATAACATCTGGTGCTCTGTCGTCTCTAGCATCTAATTGGAAAACTTCACCTTTATGAGTTAAAGTAATCATGTCCGAAGTAATTACAAATTTAGTCTCAGGAAAAGTAACAGGTTCGGTTACTTCTTCTTCTAAATCTTCTTCTAAATCTTCTTCTAAATCTTCTTCTAAATCTTCTTCTAAATCTTCTTTAATATCGCCAGAATCTTTAGGTTCTACAGTACCTACTACATCTAATTTTAGTAATTCTTCTTTATTAAAATTTAATGTCAAACCTACCCCTAATGGAACTAAATTGTAGAGTGTATCTGAAACATTTAATACTTTATAGATATCACCTAAGTACTCTACAAGAGTACCCTCCTTAATAGGTTTTTCTTCTTTTACCGGTTCTTCATACAATTTGAAGAATTCACTTTTAACAGGGTAGATAAAACCTTCAACATGAGGGAATGTGTCATTTCTAATTACTTTAACTTCTATATCATCCGATACGAGAGCATCGGGTTTTAAAACATTAATAACCTCTAGTATACTTTCTTCGGTAGTGTATACGTAATACCCAACATCTGTTCCTGTAATAATATCTCCAACTTTAAAAGTTGTTGACTCTACTTTTTCTACCTCTTTCTTTTCTAATACTAAAGAATCTAAATATCTTCCAACTGTTCTTGCAGACGTATTATTCATTCTAGCGATTTGTGCTTTACTATATCCACTTTTATGACCTTCAACGATACCTGCTTTCTGTAACTCTGTTAATCTAAATTGAGCCATTATCTTTTCCTCCTGTTTAAATTTTTTATGCGTCAAACTTATAGATTTCACCAGAGATATGTAACTCTAGTACATTGTCTACATTAAAACTACGGTAACCACCGCTTTTTTGTTCGAATACGCTTTGTAGTGCTTTTCTATCAGAGATGGTACTTTTACCACCCGCTAAATGTTTCTTAACACCAGTTCTACAATTCATTGTTCTTACCGTACCATCTGCTTTAGTAAAAATAACTGTAAAGAATTTACCACCAGACTGTTGTTGGATTAAAGATTTAACTGCTTTACCTTTAGCTGTTCTGATTTCATTACTTGCTGTAGTTGTCATTTTGTTTCTCCTTCTCTGTTGATTTATGAGAATTATATAGATTGTTGATGTAAGTGTCAAGGTTTTTATTAAAAAAAAGAGGATAACTAATAAAAGCTACCCTCTCCATAGGTATTAAGCTTTAGATACACACCCTATATGGTAATATCTTCCGCTAACACACTTAACTTTAACTTTAAGAGGTTTTAACCTTTTAGGTAAAAGTCTTTCAAATTGCTCTTCTAAGAAATCAGGCATGACTATATAGGTTTTACTTGAACTAATACCATAAGTCTCCTTCATAATGTGAACAGCCACTTCTAACTTATCTTTATAGTGTACTTTTTTAAGTAACTTAAGACCGATTAGTTCTTTAATACCTTTAATACCGAAGTAATTAAAGACCGATTTTTCATAGGAATCTAATGCCATAGAAACTCCTCCTTAATTTATATTAAGATTGTTCAAATAATGCAGACAAGTTTTCAATAACCTTTTCTGCTGTGTTTACTTCCTTTTCTGCTACTTCTTTTCTAGTTGTTGCTGATTCGATGATTTTAACCTCAGTGTCAACATTAGCTTGTTGCTTGTTTTTAACCGCTGTCAACTCTTTAGTAAATTTTGTAAAAATACCGTGTACTGTTTTCATTAATGTTTCTCCTCTCTTTTTGTTTAAAAACCTATTTATAGCCTATGAAATTCCATCTAGACTCAATACCATCATTGTAAAAACTGTAGAGTTCTGACGAACCTAGGTTAGTGTGTACTGTTATGTACGTTGTGTAAACTCCGTTCTTCTCTATATCTATACTTTTTACTTCTTCATTATTTATTAGTTGTTTAGTTAATTCCCTTATAAAATCTTCTCCTTTTTGTAAGAACCTAATACAAGAAGACTTGTCATAATAACTTTTCAATACCTTAATATCACCCATTGTAATTAACCAATGTGATATCTAAATTAGGAGTAGACTCATTAATGATATTACTAACTGTTTTCCAATCACCACCTGCTATACCACAACCTATTAGGGGGATACCTATTCTAAAATCTTTAGTGAAAACTGCATTAAGTCTTTTGAAACCTACTTCTAAAGCTTTATAGCTTAAATTAGCTCCCCCATAAAACTGTGTATACATATTAGCTATTATAAAACAATGAGATGTATTATAAAAAGATATTCTACCTAATCTTTTCCTAGAACCTACAGGGTACTCAAAATGTTTGTCAATATACAGTGCTTCAGGGTATATACTACTAATCTGTCTAGCAATACCAGCTCCCATCATATTTTGACAATTAGCACCGTGGACTATCATTTCAAAATCACCAAGTTTTGCAAGTTTAAGTAAATCACCTTCTCTTTCTCTTAGAATTGGCATTACTCTTCCTCCTGTATAAAATCTTCAAGAATATATAACATTTTAATTTTGTCTATAAGATAATCTGTTGCATAAGTGATAGGGTCTGTACCACTTAAAAGAAATTGGTCAGTGTACTCTTGAAAAACATCAATATCATAATCAAATAATATTTTTAATAAATCTAATGCTTTATCTTCATCCATACTCTCTAAATCTATAGAAAAAGTATAATCACTTTCTTTCACTATATTGAAATTTTCTATTATAAAATCTCTTATTTTTATATCAATAAGTTCCATAATTTTCTCCTCTTACTTTAAGGTTTTATAATAGTAAACTTTTATTTATTATCTGTCAACATTTATTTAAACAAAAAGTGTGTGTACGTCTACTAAACTCTCTCTTGAGAGACCACACTGATTGAAACTATGACTCATCTACACATTATGCACTGAGAAAGCATTATGTAAATTAGCTTATACCGTAACTTGTTATTATTTTTAGTTACTTTACACCATAGTTTTTGATTTTGTTCAGGTTCATATTTAGAGTTTCTTTAGCGTTGAAGTTCTTTTAGATTGCTGTAATGAACCTTTAAAATATTTAAATACGTTTACTAACGTCTGCTTTAATCACTCCACATTTCTTAAACTTAACACAGATAGTGGCATCTTCTTTCTTAATAAGAACAGAAGCAAAGTCACTAGTTGGTACTGTGTAATTCTCTGTCTTATCGAAACCTTTAGTATTTTTACTAACAGAGTATTCAATATGAGTTTTGTTTAAAATATCCTCTCCTGTGAAGTTTAAGTTAAAAGGTTTATTAACATGATACTCAGAACCATCATCGTATACTATCTTAAAACTCTGTATACGTCCTACTCTGAAGGCAGTCATGCTGTTTATACTCTTTCCAGTACAACGAGTAATGTATCTAAGTTTAAAATCATTATAATTTGTTGGCATTTCTTATTTCTCCTATTTTAAAAATATCAGGTTCATATTAACGTGGTTAGATTAAAAGTCTAGTGTTAAGATTGCTGTAATGAACCTTTATATTTTATTAAATTAAAACATAGTTCCTTATTAAAAACATATTAAAATAAATAAATAATAATATGAAACTATGTCGGTATTTGTAAATCATTTTCTTTCTTTCTGGTGTTAAGTGTAGCACAATTAATTCTAAAAGTAAAACATTAATTAGAAAAACCATTATACTATCTTTAATTAACTCTTCAGTCATGTTTACCTCCTATTAAGAGATGATACTCTCGTATCTTTCACTTGTCAAGGTATTTATCATAATTTCAAAAGGTGTAATCTCTGTTTTAAGAACCTCTACACCGTTCTCATCAATAGTTTTAACACCAGCTAGTACATTCTTAAGAATAGAAGGACTAAACCCAGAAACTAAAGCTGTACCTGTATCTTTTGCTTTAACTGGTAGATTACCAGAGTTACCTCTAAGATTCCAGTAAATTATATCAGGTCTTTTATAACCCGATTCTTCGTAGTTTTTACTAATCATCTCTAAACTAGTAGTCCTACTATCATTGATAGCCATATTAAATTGCATATCTGAAAGAATTATAATTTTAGTTGGCATTTCTTCTTGTGGTAAATTTAAATTCTTAGCTTTAGTTAACAGAGTAGTAAATACTTTCTCTAAATTAGTACTGTAACCCCAAGAACTTCTTTTAAGTGACATATATCTTTCAGTTAAACTCCCTTTTAAAAGTTGGACTTGTGGAGTCTCACTAAATGTCATAAAATAGTCTTTAAACTTACCATTAACTCTCTCCGACAAGTACAGACCTAAAGATATAGCTACTTGCATACAGCTCAAACTGCTCGTTGCTGCACTATTCATAGAAGCAGAAACATCCACTAATGGTAGAATATTCTCATCATTACCTTCTAAGAAATCAGGTAGACTCGCCCACTGTAAATCTACGGACTTACTGTCTGAACTACCTATATTCTTAGTTACGTCATAAGGAAAGATAGCACCAGTATTAATCTTTGTTTCACCTTTTTCTACAGAACTTAAGAAGTTATTAAAACCTACCTCATCATGAGTTCTAAAAGCATTCTGGTAGCGACTAAACGCTAAAGAAGGTACTTTACTATAATCTATTAACTTAAATTTATTATCACACATCAAACTTTCAACGGTGTTACTAAGGGTAGAAAGTAATTTTCTATAATTTTTTGGTGTTAACTTCAAGAATGCTCTAAGTTTATTAGCTTGTCTTCTCTTTAATAGTTGATTATGGTTAATCTTCTCAGATTTAACTTCATCATCTTCATCTTCAAAAGGGTTATCGTAGTATGTAACCTTTCTAACCTTCTTTGAAGAAACCGGTCTTGGCATCCACTTAGCACACAAGCCATTTTTATCCACTAGAAGAGCATCTTTAATAATATTTAAAGCGTCTCTTTCTAATCTCGTATCAATAAAGACTAACAAATCATCCCATCGACCGTACTCAGGTACTAGGTGTAAGTTTCTTCTAATAGAAGCTAGTACTACATTATTTTGCTTAGTGAAGTGTTTAACAATAGTTCTAAACACTCTTCTTTCACCAGCACCCCCTCTTACATCTCTTGCCCAGAATAAAGCTTTTAGTGCTAAATCTGAGTCATCGTGGAAAGCTTTTAGAAAGCTCCCTATAATCTCATTATCGTCTGCTAGTCTTAGTGAACCAGCTTTACCAAAAAAGTCTAGTACATAATCAGAAGAGGTTGTATGAGCTACCATGCCATTTTCTGTCACAGTATCTTTTGTATTCATTGCTTGCATTAAATTACTCATCGTCTTCCTCCAATATAATTTGTTTATAGATTTTTACACTATCTAATTTAAGTAGTGTGTCTGGGTTTATACAGTGACTAAAATTACCACTTTTTAAGAACTTTAATACCTTTTTTCTTTCATCTATATCAAGCATAAGAATACTACCAGTAAAACCATAGTATAGTCCATTGTAATATAAATAGTGACCTTCGTCTATAGAAAACTCGTATAAAGTATTATCTTTAGTTTCTCCAGTAGCTAAAAAATGTGTTTTTTCTTCTTCTTTACTCATAGCTTCCTCCTGATAAATCTAATATATTATCTCTGTTATAAATATCTATAGTGTATATAGAGACATCTATCTTTGCATACTCCTTTTCTCTCCTAAGAGCGATTAATCTACCTAACTGTGTATCACTAACTAAACAAGATAAATGTACCTCGGCAAAATCTGTAAAAGAATTTTCAATATTAGAATCATCAAACGCTTTAGCTTCTTTTAGAGTTAAACCAAAAACTTCTCTCCAAAGAATTATTCTCTTAACTCTTGCATTATTACCTACTACTATTTTAACCTTAATTTTCATATAAACCTCCTAACAGATTGTTATCTTTTCATTTGTCTGGTGTCCTACCGCTAGACGAACTCCGTCAGTTGACAGAGTAAAGGAATCGAACCTTTGTCCCCAGAGTTGCCTTGAATTTTTTTGCTGTAAAACAATCTTTAATTGTATATAATTTATCTGTTTAAATTGCTTTGCCATATACAAGGGCGCAATCATTATCAGGTTCATATTTAGTTTTTTTCCACAAAAAATTTAATGTTTGCTGTAATGAACCTTTATATTTTAATTACTATTAAAGTGAATGATATAGTAAATGAATACTGTTAAACTTAACCAATCTACGAATACAGATATCTTGTTTTGTGTAGTACCAAAACCATGTACCATTGCTGTTACTCTTGTATAAAAGTTCTCGAACCCGAACAAAAATAACCAAAACAAAGCTAATATGAAAAGTACTGGTATATCGAATATTTCAAAGTGTTGCATTTTCTAACCTCCTGAACCATGTTCTAATTGTATTAAGGTTAACTTCTAATTTACTTGAAATCTCCCTTAGCGAATAACCATCATTATACTTAAGTTTGGTAGCCTTGTCAACAACTTTTGGACAATATTTCTTTCTTTTCTTATTTCTACCATTCTTAAAACCGTGTTTAACATTATCAGACTGAGTAACATACTCTAAATTATCTTTGTGACAATTACTTCTATCACCGTCTTTATGATTAACTACAGGTAACTTATTCCTGTTAGTTAGGTAATTGTGTGCTACTAACACATGTACACTGTGAAACTTTCTCTTACCTTTCTTGTAGAGACAGACTCTTAGGTAACCATCTCTTACAGCAGTACTTAGTTCTTCTCCTTTAGAGTTTAGTATCTTACCACAAGGTAAAATATTATACAACCCTTTATATCCTTTTATATGTCTCATAGTATATCAAGTACAATTTTTTAACTGTGTAGGGTGAATTCCAGCGATACGTCCTGTTTTTGGAGAAACAACGATATAAGTTCTGTTATAAGGGTTATACTCTGTAACAGCAACTAAAGAACCTGCTACTTCACAAGTTTTACCTACCAATTTTATATTCTTTTTATATACTGGTGTGTCTTCAGGATTATCACACCCACCCATTAAAATAACAAGAAATACAACTAATAATAAACTGATTGTGTTTTCTAAATAATCTTTAATCTTGTTCATCAACCCCACCTCTTAAAATTATTTTTCTTACAAATTCACTCTCTCCATTAACACAGTACACCTTAGCACCCAACTTGTCAATATCAATTTTTGATATTCCAAATTTATCTTTACAGAAAAACTCTGCTCTTTTAATTTGGCTGAAATTGACGGTTTGAGAACAACCTGTTAAAAATATTAAAACTAATAACATTGTAAGTTTTTTCATAGTAACCTCTATCTAATCTAGTTTGCAATGTTGTAATTCTAATACATAGTAACTTACTTTGTCAACATAATTTTTGCCATTTTCCCAAGAATTACCAGCATTATAAGAGGCTACCATCTTTTTCCAATCACCATAGTGTCTTTGTTTCCAATAAAGAAGCTCTGTTATAGCTAAATTAGCTCCGTATCTTTGGTCATAGTATAGCCTTAACACTATTTGTATCTGTTCATCTTCTGTATCAGCACCTAACCTTTTAAAGGCTGTCTTTAGTAAGATATGATAATGTCCAAAGGAAGCATCATTTCTAAACCTAGTCTTCTGCTTACCAGCACTACTTTCTACTATAGATATCGCTGCTAGTGTGTGACCTAGGTTCATAGATTTACCATATCTATAAGAGTTCTGGATAACCTCTTTTTGTTCTGCATCAAACAAGTTCATTACTTTACAAGTAGTTTTCTCGTTAAGATTCCCACCAAGAAGTGTCGTCGATGTTAGAGTAATTATGAGCAATAGTTTGTATAATAAACTTTTCAAGTTTTGTATCTCCTTTTATCATATCTGTAAAGTCATAGTATTGACCAGTGAAAGAATTAACACCTGTTATAGACACTAATTCTAAACCGCCTTTCTTATTAATAACTGATAGAAACTCAGAATGAATCTCTATAGCTTTACCAAAAAAGACTAAGGCTAGGGGGAGACTTCCACTGAAATACTTCTTTTCACACTTTTCCACTTGTTCTTCTTGCATTTTTTGGAGTTCTCCTCTTTAAGTTCTTTATCAAATATCTTATCCAATTCTTTCTGAATATCTTCTTCTGTTAGTTTAGGCAATTTTGTAACCCTCCTCAGTTAAGAAATCTTTAGCTAAATTAATAAGTTCCGATTTATTCTTAGTTATATAATTCTGTTTTAATTGATTACCTTCATTGCCAAGAAATGGGTCTGTTTGGGTGTTGAAACTTCTAGACACACCTTCCTCCCAGATATCTAAAACATCATCAACAAATTGATTCACTTTATCATTGTTTTTCCAACGACCTTCCTCTTTATCATAGTTTGGATGTATACTCATACTTATTTCCTCTTGGTTGGATATTTCTTGAAAGACATCTTATCAAAACCTTTAGCATCACGCAAGTCTTTATCTGAGATATTTACAGTTTCTTTCTCAGTACTACCTAAAACACCACTAATGAACATTGAAATCTCTTGGAAAGCAGTGTAAGGGTCTACTTTCTTTTGAAACCCTATGTCTTTAAGACGAGGATTAATAATCATATCACTACCATCTCTATAGATACTATCTATCTTATTTGCTTCATGACCAAACAGTAATATTGGTGAATTGTATTTAAAATGTAAAGGTAAGTAATCAGTTCTATCTTGTTGTAATATTTTAAAATTTCTTACAGCGTAGTTGTAGCTAACCATGTGAGAGTAACTATTATTATCATTTTTATTGAAATACTCTATCAATTCCTCTAAAGTATATAAGCACCTATTTTTATTAGTAGTATCTGTATGAGTAGTACTATAGCATTCTTTTGTATAGAAAACGTAAGGTTTACCACAGAAGCTTAAAACACTAAAACCTCTCCAATCTCTCTTTAATCTATCACTAGAGTAACTATATTCTATTTGGTAAAAACTTCTTAAAGTACTAGATATAACACTAGGATTATCTAATCTACCTTCCTCAGTCTCCCTTTTATACACTACACTCTTATCTACACCATAACCTATACAGCTATCATAATAATCATTGAATTTACTTATTAAAAGCATTATAATTTTCCTCTTGTGTATACTTATAAGGTATTTATAAGGTACTATATAATAACTCTAAAGTAAACTATAAAATAGAATTACTAACCAAACAATCCTTCTAAAAAAGGATTTTATCTTTTAAGTAACCTGTTAGTGACTGAAAAGTTTCTATATAAACCCTTTTAAATAAACTATAAGTACCTCTGAACTATCTCTCCTGAGAAATAGGAGTCTAAGGGTAGCATGGATTTTTAATACTGTCAAGCAAACACTTGAAAATAATTTAAAATTAATTATTAAGTTATTATTAATGTATTTTTTAATAACTAAATAGAATATTTAATAGAATAAGTAGATTTTTAGTGATTCTTAGTTGACAGAGGTGATTATTTATATTAATATTCACTCATATTAACAAAACGAGGAAATATACATGATTGAGAACACAAAATATGAAGAAGTTATCAAAAGTAGTAATTTAGATGTAAGTCAAGCATCTATTGAAATGACTCCTGAAATGTTTAAACTGTTATTTGATGGTATTTATGAAGATAAGGAACAAGCCATCGTAAGGGAAATCATATGTAATGCTAAAGATTCCCAAGTAGAAAAAGGTGAAGAAACACCTATTAAGATTAATGTACCTAATACACTACAACCTTGGTGGTCTGTAAGAGACTATGGCGTAGGTATGTCTGAAAAAGATGTTATGCAGAGATATTTAAGGTTTGGTCACTCTACTAAGAGAGAATCTAATGATTATGTAGGGGCTAAAGGTATTGGTTGTAAGAGTCCCTTCTCTTATACAGATAGTTTCACTGTAACCTCTTGGTTTGATGGTGTAGAATCGCAATATACTGTACATTTAGAGAATGGTATACCTAATGTCACTAAACTTATTAGCTTACCTAGTGATGAACCTACAGGTTTAGAGGTTAAGTTACATATTAGTTCTGTAGACCACAGTACTTTTTACAAAGAAACTTTTAACTTCTTAAAATATTTTAACTATCCTGTGAATGTTGAGAATAGTAGTGATATGAGAGAAGAACTAGAAAACGTAGTACTAGTGGATAAAGGTAAATACATCTTACACAAAGATGAAAGTATCTGGCAATCTAGTGTATACGCTTCTATGGGGGGAGTTTGTTATAGAGTTTCTAATGATTTTATTGAACCGTTGAAATCAAACCTACTTAAGGTACATAAAACAAATATTATCTTACCTTTTGAACTTGGAGATTTATCGGTAGCTGCTAGTAGAGAGACTTTATCTATGGATGAAGAAACTACAAAAGCTATCACAGAGAGAGTTTCTGAAATTAAAGATAGTTATAAAAAAATTATCCAGAAAGAAATAGACGATTGTAAAGATTTAAGTGAAGTTTTCCTAAAACTTAGAGAGAGTTACTATTTAAAAACAGAAAATAACTACGAGTACAGAAAACCTTCTGAAAAAGAATTAAAGACTTTAGAGGAAGAAGGGAAAGAAATACCCACACAATATTTTGTATACCCTAAATGGTTACAGTTTAAAGGTAAAAGTTTATCTCTTAATCTACAAGAGAAGATTGAAGAAGACGACTTAAACAGAAAGGTAAGGTATATAAGAAAAAGCAGATGGGATACTACTGACCACCTAAAGAGCCTACTAGATTTAACCTTATTAAACAAACACAACAAAGACGTAGTAAATGTTGTTTTTAATGATAGAGGACAAGGAGGTATCAAGTTTGCTAAAGAGTATTCTGAAAAAAGTGGTAGTATTTATGTCGTACTAACTAGTACTCAAAACGTTGTAGATGTTTTAGAAAAATATTGTGGTTTTGTAACTGTAATTAGTGTTAAAGATAATTATGAAAGTTACTTCCCTAAAGTTAAAAGAGAGTACGTTAAACTATCAGGACTTTTCAAGGTTGAAACTTATAAATACGGTAAAGATTATGATATAAATATTGAATCAAAAAACAGTATACCTTCTGACACAAAAGGTTATTATCTTAAGATGTTTAGAAAGAATTTCAAACTAGGTGATAGAGAGTACCTTAATACTTATACTTTTTGTAAAAACTTAATTAATTCTGGTTTTGTAGACAAAGATAGTTTATACCTGTTACGCTCAAGTGTAGCTAAGAAATATATACCGGAAGGCTTAAAGGAAATCACTATAGAAGAGCTTAGTAAGTTTCTAGAACCTAAATTAAAAACTAAATATATAAAGAAAATTGCAAAATATGGAGCACTAAGTAATACTTGTCCTTCTATTATTGAAGATATCTTATTAAATGAAAGCTTAAGTACTTCTTTAAAGGATGATAAAATATACAGTATTAACTATAGAAAAAACTTAGATAAGTTTGAGATTTTTAAGAATAACTCTACTCTTTATCTAGCTAATAGGATTGGTATAAGACCTAATGCTAAAATGAATTACTACTTAGGTTTCTATGCTGATAAGTACACAGAAATTTTAAATAAAGAAGAGGATTTCTTTAAAGAGAACTTTCCTTTAATTTATAATGATTCTTTGTACAGTTATAATGATAAGAAACATTATATAGAATTAGTTAACAAAGTTCTTGCTATAGAAGAGTAATTAAACTATAATTTAAACACTTAACCGAATAGGAGAAATTAAATGAGTTATACTAGAGAAGAGTGGAAAAGGTTGTTAGATATTCTAGGGGAAACAACTATTGTTAATAGACTAGGTGTTCCTAGGGAAAATATAAAATTAATAAAAATGTTTGTTGAAGGTTATAAAATAGTACTTTTTGGTTTTAGTGAAGATAGTAATACTCTTTCTTTTACAAAATCTTTTAAAGATTATAAAGTAATTAAACCTACTAGGTTATTAAAACAAAAAGAGATACCAGCAGGTATGGCAAAAGAACCTGTGAATGGTCAACTAGTGTATCTTGTAAATTATGTAGGTACAACTATCTTAAGTTATAATTCATTTTATACTCCTCATCGTGAACTTTTTGAAAAAGGTATGTTATTTGAAACAAAAGAGGATACAGATGAAGTATTTAAAGCTTTCTGGGATATAGATTAATATTTTTATAAATTGAAAATATCACGAGAGGTCTCAATAGTGTGAAATATCACGAGAGGTCTCTATTTATAGAGTTTCACAAAAACCTGTAGTATAGGAGATTAATTTTAAATGACTCAAAAAATTAACACACAAAGAAACACCAATGACAACCAAGTCACAGAAACAAAAGACAAACAAAAACTAAACATCTCTTGGAGTAGAAACAACAAAAGAGACGGAACAAAGTTCACTGGCACAGTTAACAGCAAACATGGTAAAACCTACTTCTACATTAAAAAAGTAATAGGAGGCTTTTCTTACAGTTTGTATTTAGGCGACAGCATTGTATTGCATAAGGATTCTGATGTCAACTATTTAAAAGAATTAGCAAAAGGTTATATTTAGTTGTTGACTAATAGTTTTATAAGTATTAATATCTAATTTCATTCAAACATAACGAGAATTTAAATTATGATTAATTTACTAGAACTATTTAAAACAGACCTAGAAAAAATATTTTATAAACATTTTCCAGAAAGTGGAATATACTTTAATAAGTCTGCTTTAGGTAAAGGATTATGTGTAGGTATCACACTAGGTAAAAACAGGGAAGAGTTCGACAATGGTATCGAACACAATGATATTATTAGAACAGTAGGTATTATCTACTATAATAATGATTCTAAAACTTTTGAATTCGATTTCAAACCTTTCATTAGTGGTGTTAAATCTGATAACCCATATCATTACTGTAAGAATGTAAAGATTAGAACAACAACTATAAAAGGCGACCAACAAAAAGTAATAAAAAGGTTTGATAATATCATATCTAAGTTAAAAACTAAGTTAGTAGAATTACATAGAAATAATGAATTATTACCTATTAAATGTCTTGACATTGAGACTAAGTTAGGTTTATAGTTCTAACTCACTCATAAACAAAAGGATAAGATAATGGATTTAGATACTAGATTAACCCAATTTTCTTCTGATATTTATCTAACTAAACAGTTACCAGATAATTTCAAAGAATTATCAAGAGAGGAATTGTTAAATTTTGTTAGTGATAATATCAATGACTTATTTGAAGATTATACACCGGTTTTTGTATATGAAATGATTCTAGAAAATAAGTGTATTTTTCAGAGAGTTGTTAATACTATTACAAATAAGATAGATAAAAAACTTGTCGAGAAAGCTTTGAATGATGAATTGTCTTTAGATTTTACTGATTTATCTACTGCTTCATTGTTAGAAGATTCTAGTAATGAAAATATCACGACAAAGCCCGTAACAAAGTATTTTAACGAAATGATTAAAGAATATGAAGAGTTAACAGAGAACAACCAGCATACAGAAGCTTTAATTGTTGTTGCTGAGTTTTTAGGACTAACTGAGGAAATAGAAGAATTAAAAGATATCGAGAAAGAAAGTAAAAAACTAGGAGGTTTAAGTATACATCTTCATAGAAGAAAAGAAGAATTAAGGTACAAAATTAATAATGAACTTTTAGAAGGAAATATTATATTTAGAGCTTGATTTTAAGAACTAAATCGACTATTATTAACACTCACTCACAAACAAAGGTATAAAACAATGCAAAAACGATTAACCAAGCAAGAAAGAAAACAAGCTAAGAATCTCAGAAAGAACAGAAGAGAAAAGCATAATATTTGGCAATCAAAATAATTACAGTTAGTAGTTGCAATAGTCTTATTCTTGAATTAGACTAGGACTATTGAGAATATTAATTGAAAGGTAGTAGAAAAAATGTTTACTTTTGCTAGTAGTAGTCCTGTTAAGGATATCAAAGATAATACAAAAGAATTAGAAGCTTTAGACTATGAAGTTTTACCACCACTATATCAAGTGGATGAATTAAGTATTGATGCTTTTGAATTAATAATGAAAAATCAACGTAAAAATAGGAAGGTTAAAAAATGAAAGTAATTGGCGGAATAAGATTAACTATTGTAGCTCAATCTTTAGATGGTGAAAGTATCATCTATGGAATGAAAGATAAAAACAATATTATGATATACTCTCGTAAAAGAGGAGGTAAACCTGAATTCTACGGGGTTAATCGTTATAATTTCCCTTATATGGATGTAACAAAAGCTTGGAAAAGAGCCACAGAAAACAAAATAAAAGAATTACAAGAAGAATTAAAAAGACTGCATTAAACGCTTGACATATTAATTAAAATAGATTAATCTCTAATTTCACTAATAAAACATCAAGAGAATTTACAAAATGAAGATTAACAAAACCAAGTACACATTAGTTATGACCAGAAAAAGACAAGGAACTCGAACGGATTACCTTTACAGAAGTATTAACAATCATTCTGTTTATGTTCTGGTTACTGTTTACCATCAAAAGAAGTGGACAACTAAATATCGTGGGGTTTGGTTCTATGCCAATAAACACACTAATAGCGCTAAGACTTACGCACCTATTACCAGTAAGTCTAGAATTTTACAATCTTATAACTTAGATTTAACAGCAACCAAGAGAGCGGCTTAATCATGAATAAAAAAGAATTGAAAGCAAGAGCAATAAAAGAATTATCTAGACCTTATTTTTTAGTTACTTCTAAAGATGACTATGACGTCACTAAAATTGAATGTGCTACTTTCTCAGAAAGTTCTATAGGTGAGATTGTAAGAGACTACAAGGAAGTTATGCCTTTTCTCAGTTTTAAATTTAACAAGAATTTAAGTTTAGAAGCTAGATTTCAACAGTATATCGACGGGACTATAACACGTAGTTTTCTATTAAATTGTATAGTAGTGTTCAATACACACTTTGAGAGAGATTATACTATCAAAGATTTAGAAAAGTATTTTATATTTAACTAAATATGTTGTTGACAGTAAGTTAATAAACGTTTAGTATCAAAACTCACTCACTAACTAAGGTTAAAAAATTATGAATAATTCAAACATCACTAAAGGTCATGACCACGTACACGGCGGATTAAGAGGCCATTCTATAGGTGAATTCTACCCCTTTTCAGTTTATCACATGGGTACTTTAGAGGATGGTAAATGGTGCGTTATGCACTGTTTAGATTCTACTTTTGAGCATGAGGAATGCGATTCTATTGATATAGCACACGATAGAGCTATTACTCTATACAATATCTTTTACTCTCAAGAGTACAAAGCACAGAGCGAGTTATTTAACAAGTTAACAAGTGGTAATTATTCATTTAGTAATATTTTGAATGATATTGACGCTAGCGATTATATACTAGTCTATATAACTAAAGATTGTTCATATTATGCACCAAACGATGAAAGCGCTAGTTCTATAGTTGCTATTGATTATGTTAACCAATTAGCCAAGTTTACCGGATTCTATGAAATAGCAGATTTTGAACCTATTACCATACAAGGTGAAACTTACGAATCGGATTTTGTTTTAAAATGTCATCAAGGGATATTAAAAGCTAATTACGTAATAGTTTAGGAATATACTTGACAAGGATGTCATAAACCATTATATTTAGGACTCACTCAATAACTAAGGTTAAAAAATTATGAATAACTCACAAATAGAAGCTTTCAAAGTTAGACGTTTCTTTATCGGTTGTTTAGATAAAACTGGAAAGGTTGACCATACCGATACTTTATCTATTTTATTAAAAGATTATAAAACTAAGAAAATAACAGGACACTACACAAATGAGAATGGTGAACAGTATCAAGAATCTAGCCTATTAGTTAGTGTTAATAGTGACCAACAAAACCTAATTCATGTATTTATCAGAAAGTTACTAGAATTAACTAATCAAGAATGTGCTCTAATAGAGTACTGCTCTGGTGTATGTTCTTTCTTATCAGAAAATAATAATAGTGTCGCAGGTAGTTTAATCAAAGTAGATACTAGACCCGAAGGTGACTACTCTATCATTGATAACGAGTACTACACTCTCAAGGAGGTTGCATAAGTGGATGTTTTCAAAGTATACCTAACTAGGGACCAAGTTTTAGGTGACAGGGTGTATACAGCGGGGACTGTGTTCTATACAAGCGAGAAAGAATTTGTATTAACCTTAAAAGGGGAAGCCTCTCCTATATACAATAACGAAGGCGAATTAATATTCTATATCAGAGGAAACACACTAGATTACAATGATGAGGCTTTTAAACCTTACTACTAATTAATTAACTTAAAAATATATTAATTATTTAAGCTCTGAGTATTGACTTATTCAGGGCTTTTTTGCTATCCTCTAATTGTTGGCGGGAATTTTCCCAAACTTTAAACAAGTACTACTTATATAACTAGGTGTTTAAAATGAAATATAATGCTAAAAAATTGAATAATAGTAACAGTTTTGCAGTGTTCTCAGGCAAGAAATACTTTACTAATACAGTAACTACTAACGAAAAACAAGCCAAAGAACAAGCTCTAATTATGAGTATGCAATTCTATCAAGAACAAATGGACAATGCTTTTAGCGAGTTGTGCAAACTCTCAGGCACTGACCAATACGGAGTTGTCAAACTACAAGGACAAGACTACACAACTAGTAAATGTGATTTAATGTGCTAATCAAACTTTAACTAAACAGGTGATTAAAATGAAATATACAAACAACTCTTTAACTTTCAAAACTTCTATTAGCCCAAAATATACTACTATTTTAGAACTAACTAACAAATTACCAAAAGAGATAGAGAGTGTCATTATCACTGATAATATAGACTATTTGACTCTATCAATTAGATTCTTTGAAGTGGAAAAGAGTATTAGGGTGGATAATACACTACTAACTAATATTATCGAATCATTAGTACAGTTACTAAACAAAGCTAGCAGAGAGCAAATTAAGTACACTAGAACTAACTTAATACCAGATTCTAATACTACTAAAATGTTTGTTTATGACTCACAGAGAAATAATGATTTATTTATCAGTGATATTGATAAAGTAAGAATATATAGAAATAACAAGGGTAACAAATGGACTATTAGAGTTTTCAGAAATGGAGCTTTACAATCTAAATTGTATAGTAGTACTTGCGACTCTATGAAACATGCAAAGGAACTAGTAGAAAGATACTTGCTAGTAGAATAATCAAACTAAACTAAACAGGTGATTAAAATGAACCCTAGAACAGAAAGTAATCAATTTTTACTTAAGGAAGAAAAACGACTAATTAACCTGATAGATAGATTAAAAGGTGTTAGATTCTTAAAAGGTAATAGAGCAAGGGCACAGAAGACTCTACAACTTGTCCAGAAAGAACTTAACCTGCGAGGTGTTTAAAAATGTCATTTAAAATCAAAAATAGCTTAGCAAATAGATTTAATAACTCTGAGGTATTAGAAGACCGTCAAGCATCTAATCTATTTACTAGAATATCTAGTTACACCAGTAATGGTGGATTACATACAAAAGATTGTAAACACTTGACCAGAAAATTACAGAGAGCATTTCCTAGGGGCATAAGAGTAATTAAATAAGTAATACTTTCAAGTACCACTCTAACAGCCCTCTAACGAGGGCTTTTTATTACCTGTCAATAATCCCCAAGGTAACTATTAATTACTATCTAAGGCTCTAAATCAATCGCTAGAATGTATTAACAACCTTTATCAGTGAACTATCATCTAATTATCAGTGATAGCTACATTCATTCTTAATTAACCTGTAATAACCTATCATAACCACATACCCACCATAGAGACCTTTAAATTAGCTAAATTCTCATAGATTAAGAGATTTCAATAGCACTAATACATTGTTATAGGTCATTCTAAAGTCTTGATACAGGACAATACAGAGTGTTTAAACGTGGGGTTTACAATGATTACTCAGTGTGCTAGGGGGTTGTTTTAGGGTGTCTAACATAGATTAGATTAGAGTGCAATAGTGGTTGTGTAGGTAGTGGATAGGGTTAGTATCAGGTAGTTGTTAAGTACTTATGACATAGTTGAGAATTACTCTTTTAAGTAGTTGAGAATTATTTAATAGACTAGCCCCTGATAGCTCCCTCCTATGACCTTACAATAACCATAACTTATATCTATCAGTACACCAAAAGGTAAACTATCAAATAATTAGATAGTCTTTATCAATTATCCATCAATTAATTATCAGTTCTTAGTGTACAATATTAAATAAACCTTTTACTTTACTTAATAGGATTGAATAGTACACCAAAAGGTAAACTATATAGGTTGGCATGATTACTGCATAGTTATTTAGTTAGTATGGCTAAGGTTATTACTTAGGATAGCTAAATATATTGATTAGTATAGCTAACTAACACTCACAATGAATTAACAATTACCTGCAAGATACATGCCAGTTATACCTGTGGATAAACCTCTGAATAACTTGTGGATAACATTGTCAGTAACCTTGGGATAACCTGTTAGTAACCTGTGGATATGTGGGTGTATATCTGTGGATAACTCTGTTAATAACCTGTTAGTATCTTGTGGATAACCTGTGGATATTTCAAAATTATAAAAAGGTATTGACAAAGACCTATGGAGGGCTAGACACCTAAACTACAGAGACAGTAAATATGAAATGAAATATAACTACATTAAAATAAACCTCTATAATGGCCTGTATGAGTCTTTCACTAGAACCTATCACATAGTATTAGATATTTCTTAAAACCTCTTAAAAGTGATTTTTAAGGTACTCTGACTTAATTTTGAGGGGAAAAGGTGGTCCTCAGAATGAATTACTAATAAATACTATAAATGGGGTAACATTTTACAGGTCTCTGTTAATTAACTGTGAGGGTCGTCCAAAAGGACAGGAATCACCATCTCATAGTATCTAGCGACTGATTTGAATGAGTAGATATTTCTAAGATATTGATATATAGTAAGGTTTTTACTTTACTAATTAAATTTTATAGAAAAAAGGAGAGTTAGGGAGGGTTTAGAGTAATTGACAAATAGGAAGTATTGCTGTATAATAATTGCTCAAGTTCATTATTAATGGACTGGTTATTTTAATGAACAAGGAGGAGAGATAGAATGTTTAAAAACTTAATAGAAAAGGTAATTAAGACATCAGTAATTAAGGTATTAGAGGGTTCAAATTTTATTTGGTGTGTTGTTATGGCTTATATGTTTTTAGCGTTATTTGTATTAGGTGCAAGTTTTGGAGGAAAGTAATGTCTGATTTAAAGAAGTTTGTAGAATGTGTTGATTTGAGGAAAGACCCTCTAATAAAAGGTAATATTTTAATAGAGTGTAAATTGGGGTTGTGGGGTGTATCAGGTGAAGATTGTGTAGGAAGTATTGTATATTTAAATGCTTTCTCCTATTTTAGACAATATTACGAAGATGGAGAGTATGATAAACTTCTAGGTATGAGAGATAGAAGAATAGAGAAGTTAAAGAAAGCCTTAGAGGGGGAATTTTTATGAGAATACAAGATTTAGTAAGAGAAAGAGGGTTACCAGTCCCTCTTGTAGAGGATATTGATGGTAGGGAGGTAGATAGGTCTACAATGGAAGTGTTGGTAGATGTGTTGGCTCATATACTGGATACGAAGGAAGATGTATTAGATATTGAAGGTTTAGATAAAATTAACCCTTTTAATTTATGGGAACTTACACCATTTGAACTTAGACGTTATGGAGAAGAGGGTACACCTCTCAAGTTTAAGAGTTATGAAGAATGGGAACAACCTTGGAACCTAGGTAATAACTTACTAGATGACAAGACTTTTGAAGATACATGTATTAAAGATGAATTTAACCAAACAGGTTTATATAAAATAGCAGGTATAGCTTGTCCTTGTCCTAAGTGTAGTCCTAGATAGGTAATTAATTCCCCTTAATAGTCACTTTAAGGTACTTTTTAGGTAGTTAAAGTACCTTTATAGGTTTCTTAGGTTAGTATGGGTGTTAGTGAGTTTAGGTATCACTATGTTTATTAAGTACCTTATAAGTATCTATAAATGAATCTATAAATATTCATAAGGTTTTAACTAATAATCTCTAAGTGTTTATAAGGTTTCCTCTAGATGAGAAAACTCTTATACAAGAACGTAGTGATAAAAAAGAGTCTTTGTATTAGTGATTCATAAAATATTCTATAAAGAGTCTTTTTAAGTGTCCTTTAAAAATCTCTCGCTTAACTACCTCGAAAGATAGGTATAGGGTAGCATGGAAAATAACCTTTGTCAAGGATATTTATTAAAATAAATGAAATAAAGTGATTATTTTAGTGATTTTTAACAAAAACTAGTAAAACACTACTTATATAGATAGTGATTATAGTGATACATTGACAAATACCTTTTTAGGTGATATCATGGTATTTCTAAATTAATTAGGAGATATTAGTATGAGACAGAGAAGGTGTGGTAATTGTGCTTTTTACAAGAAGATAGCTGGTTGGGGTAGAAACAGAGACGGTATTTGTGGTAAATTTGACTACAATGTCTCTAACGATGGTTCCTATGCTAGAAAGTGTAAAGGTTATCGACCTATCAAGTACTCAAGATTAAAACTAGAGGAGATTATTAGCTTTGGAGAATAAAAAAGAAGGTTTTTTCACAAGAACAATGAAGAATTACCTATACAACGGTAAGCGGTCTGAAAGACACATGATAGAATTAGCTAAAATAGCAGATTCTACTCTTTTATCAGACAGAGAGAGTAATAATCTAACGCAACAATGTCTATATTCTGAAATAACTAGACTTAGAGGTTTATTAGATGATAATGGTATTGTTTGGAAAGAAAAGATAGAGGAATTAGTTATTGAAGACTAAATTATTACGAAAAAGAGTTAAAAGTAAGCTTTTTATACCAAAAATGAAAGAAATGACCACTTAAGTCATTGTAGGAGGGTTAAATGTCTATTTTAGAGGACTTTTACCATGTCAGAAGAAGATTTTGGTGTTATTTGTAGTAAAATTAACATGTTTAAGTGTAACGAGAGGAGTTACAATATGCGTGTAATCAGGTTTAGAGAGGGTTGTTCAAAGTGTGGTTCAGAGGTCAATTATGAATTAATTGAAGGTAATCACCTAACTTGTTGGCCTTGTGGCTGTTATAAAGAGGAGATATTATGATTCAAGAGAGAGGTTTATATAGGGGGGATTTTATCCCTGAAGAGGATATTTTAGAGGTTCAAAAAGCGTTTGGTAATTATTTGTCGTCTTTGGAAGACTTAGAGCAACCTCATAGTGTTAGTTTTCCTACTGAAGAGGGTACAGTATTTTTAGACCCATATACTGGGGATTACAGGGGGTTTATTCCTCATGGGTAAATTATTTTATTTAGCATTTAGAAGAACTCCATATTACATGTACCATGTTATGAGAGAGCAAAAGAGTCCAGCAGATAAATCTAATCGTTTCTGGAAACCTATCTTATTCTGGTTAGCTTGTACAAGGTATGAGCAGGTGGTTGAGAAGACAGGTTTTAAGGTTAGTAAGTGGGAGATGGCTAAGTTATCTCTAACTAGAGAAGATTTATTCACAGAAGCTTTCCCTTTCCTCAAATATGATATTTGGGTTTTATTGGTAGAGAATTTTAAGGAGCCTAAGAAAGATGTGGGATAATACAACAGAAGTGCTTGGGAAGATATTAGAATATAAGAGGTTACTGAACTCAGGTTCTGTATCGAATACTAGGTTCTTTTACATCACTAGTAGAGGTAACTTTAACAGTCTCATCAAATTAATGGTGGATGTTTCAACAGTTAAGAAGAATAAAGGAACCATCTTCTTACAAGAGCTTGAGATTATTCACATTAACTGTGAAGGTGATTTTATAAGAAATGTACAAGGTTTTGAGTTTAATCCACAAGGTTATTACTTAAGTCCTCATAATAAATTGAATGAAGAAGAGTATGTAAAACTACTAAGTAGAGTAAGACATCAGTGGGAAGACCACAGATTGATTGCAGAAGAAGCTAAAAGTTATATGCAGGAGTACCATCAAATTAATGAAGATGTCTCTAAGAGCGTATTTGTTGGGGTGTCTGTGGTTATATTTATTTTATTTGCAAGTGTTTTGTTATCTTTTCTAGATTTAATATAAAATAATTATGGGGGTTACCCTAACCCCTGTTTCGCAACGCGTAATAAAATCCTTGACAAAATTATGTTTTAATGTTATCATTTTATATGATTTTTAAAACAGGAGGAATAATGTCAGAAAACATAGAAGAGGATACTCCACAAGAGTGTCTTAAAGAAGAAACAATATTCACATCATTTGTAGACAAATTCATGTCAGAATTTCAGAAGAAAGTACAGGAAGGTTACATTTACGTACCCAATACTGCTAGAGTTTCTACGATTTACAAGACAGCGACCTTGATAAAGCCTCAAGAAGGTTTTTCTTACAAAGATGAAGAATTCCAAGAAAATGAAGACTTGGAAGAACTTAAAGAAGTATCTAAACAGGAAAATCAAAAAGGTTTACCTGACTGGGACTTAGTTAAAACATTTGAAACAAAAGACGAGCTTGCTGAATATGCCTCAAATTTTGGTGTTAAACTTAGAAAGAACCAGAAAGTAGAAAATATGATTAAACAATTTATAGAGGATTTAAAATAGTGAGTAAGATTACAAGAGTAAAAGTAAACAGGTATGACCCTGTAGAATTTATTAAAGATATCGTTAATCTGGTTAAGAAAGGTTATGAACTAGATGAAAGCAGTGTTTTCTTCACAGGTGTTAATACTAACAAGTATGCAGACTTTGTACTAGAAGAAGAAGTTATTGAAGAAGACAAAGATGACGGAGATAAAGACGGTGAAGGAAAAGATAAAGATTCTTCTGGGGAAGATAACGGAAGCTCTGATACAGACTCTGATAGTTCTTCTGATGATACTACTGACACTACTGACGGTAACGATGAGTCTACTATTCAGGTCACTGAAGAAGGTACAGAAGTTGTTGTACAAGAAGAAAAAGACACACTATCTCTAGTTAATGAAACTAAATCTAAGAAAGCTCTTATTAAGATTTTAGATTCACATCCAGAAATTGAAGTAGATAGAGAATTAGCATTTGCAAAACTTAAAAACGAAGTGTTATCTCTATTAACCAAAAGAGAGTAACCTATGTCAGAGCATTACCAAAAACTAGGTTATAATGTCACCCACTTCACAGACGATGAGTTAGCTTGTCGCTGTGGAGACCCCAGATGTCCAAAATTCAATGATAGTGATGAGTTTGTATTTGCTCTTTTAAATTTAGAAGCACTTAGAGGTATAGCTAACGAGTCATTACCATTATCTTCTGCTTTTAGGTGTGAATACCATCCAATAGAAGCCGCTAAGATAAAAAAGGTAGGAAAAGCAGGTTGGCACAACAGAGCAGCTTTTGATATTAAATGTTCAGGAGCTAAAGCCTCTAGGATACTCGTAGCTATCTTCAAGATGGGAGAATACTGGAACGGTATAGGGGTTAGTCAAAAAGGTGAACACAGTAAGAGATTCATACACATAGACCCAAGACCTCTTGAAGAAAGATGGGTATGGAGTTACTAAATGAAGCTAATACTAGAAGATACATCAAAAAACATAAAAATAGGGGAATTCCCTAACTTTCAGGTAGCAGACAAAGCTATATTAGATTACCTAATAGAAGGTACTGGTTTTGAACGAGATGCTGTCAAAGTAGAAAGGTCTAAAGAATACATGGGTGTTTCAGAGTACACACTCTACCCTAAAAAGGATAAACATAGGTCAAACGAACTTAAATCCTGTCAATTAACAATTTTAGCTTGACAACACAAATAACCTATGTTATCATATTAGGTTCACAATACCCATTTCTATATTTTTAGCGGGAGAAGGTCGTGTCAGATTTCCTCCGTCTATAATACATGGCCTTTTCCTGCGCCTAATAACCCCATAATTATATACAAATCAAACAGGAGGTCTCTATGTCTGAAGAAGACGAAAAAAGCCCCTACGGTAAAGATGGTGAGAAACCAAAAGGTTTTGCAGCCAACCCACACCTCATTAATAGAGGAGGTAGACCAAAGGGTTCTAGAAATAAATCATCTCTAATGAAAGCTCAATTAGCTATGGACAGTTGGGCAGAAATGGCTGTAGATGGACTTATAGCTTTAGCTGAAAATGATACAAAAAAATTAGGTACAAGTGAGAAAGATAATGTACCTTACAGTATCAGACTTGCAGCTATGAAAGAATTATTAGCTAAATCTATAGCTAATGAAAAAGACAAACTTGGGGAAAAACCTAAAGGTAAGTCTGAAGAGAAAGAAGAAGACAACACACCAGTAGTCTCATCACAACCTGTGAAAACGGTGAAATAATGAAGATGAAGAAAGGTGGTTCAACATCAGCAGAAAGAGTTGGAAAGCTCTATTCTTGGGGTAGCTTTGGTTTTAGACCTCTCAGTAAAGAGTATATGGAAAAATACGAACAAGTATTTGAAACTCCTGAACTCAAGAAAGAGAAAGAAGAAAAGAGAAGACAACAAGATATTAGAGCAGCCGAAGCTAAAGCTGAAAAACAAAGACTCATGAAATTAATAGCAGAGTCTTAAAGAGGGTTCCCCTCAAAATAACCAGTTAGAACAATGATGTTCCGCACTTTCGGGTGTGGGACTTTTTGCTGTTCTATAAATAAATAAAACTTAGGAGACTAATAATGTCTAATATTTTATACCCAAAAGCAAAGGAATCATTGTTATCAGCAGGGATTAACCTTTTAACAGATAATATCAAAGCAGTACTTGTTGACACAACAGTAGGTTCTAACCCTTACACTTTAGATTCAGCTAATCATGAATTCCTTTCTGATGTACCAGCTAACTCAAGAATCTCAACTACAGCTAACTTTACAGGTAAAACTGTATTAAACGGTGTTTTTGATGCCGATGACACACAATTCCCATCAGTACCAGCAGGTGACGCAGCAGAAGCTTATGTTATCTATCAAGATACTGGTGTAGAAGCAACTTCAAGATTAATAGCTTACATTGATACAGCTACAGGTCTAGCAGTTTCTCCAGACGGTAACAACATTAATGTAACATTCGACTCTGGTGTTAACAAGATATTTGCACTTTAATCTCCCTTAATCAGGGTGTTAAAGCGCCCTGTGTTCTAATTATACTCTCAAGGAGGTTACAATGTCAATAGACTTATCACAATACACACCAGTTGGTACTTTAGGTAATTTTGGCCTAGGGGGTAATACTTCAGGTGTTGGTTACAATGATGACACAGATTCTATCTATTTTGTACAAAACAACGCAGCTACAATACATGAATTTGCAAGAACAGATTTAAATACTCGTATAAGAACGATTAACTTACCTAACCTAGATAACGGTTCGGATACAGAGGGTCTTTGTTATATGGGTAACAATGAGTGGGGTGTTGCTACTGAGAATGGTGGTAGATACTACATTCACGTAATATCAATACCAGCAGGTACTACAGATGTTACAGCACAACAAGTTACAGTTTTAGCTGGTTACCAATTAGCTGCTAACGGTATAGATAATAACTCAGGTCTTGAAGGTGTTTGTTACGATAGAGTTAATAGTATCTTCTATGGTGTCGGTGAAGGTGAACAAGCTAATACTCCTAGAAAGTTCTACAAAGTAGTTAGACCTGTAAATCAAAACACAAGTTACACTTACAATGATGCAGAGTTAGTAGTAACAGAACCATTTGACCCAGAAGTAGCTTTTGCTTCATTAGGTGCTACAGGTTCACAATTTGACCTTTCAGGTATCACTTTCCACCAACCTACAGGAACAGTAGTAATTCTATCTCACAGAGGTAGAGAGCTGATTCAAGTAGACCCTAACAATGGTAATGTCCTTTCACAGATAGATATTTCAGAATTCACACAACCAGAAGGTGTAACTTTCACTAATGGTGATAACTTATTCATAGTTGGTGAACCTGATGAATACAGAGCCTATGATGCTCCAGTTCCACCACCAGCTCCAGCAATTAACACTATACCAAATGTTGTAGTAACTTTAGGTTCTACCTATACAGCTACTGCTACTCTTAGTGCTAGTTCAGATGTTTTTTGGTTTAAAGAATACGGTCCAGAAGGTTTTACTATCCACCCAGAAACAGGTGAGATGTCTTGGGATACAACAGGTTTACCAAGAGGTCAAGGTGTAAAGGTTTCTATAGGTTGTTCTAATGATGACGGAGAAGCTGAAAAAGCTAGATTCGTTATACATGTAGATAATACAGGAACATCTAAGATAGTTAATTTAGGTGTGGATACTGTAAGTCCTTATATAAGAATTGGTATTTTAGAATCTATCTTTAATGCTGGAGATACTTTGATTGTACCAGAAGGTACTGTCTTTGCTTCAGTGACAGCTAATGGTAGTTACGAAAATACGTTTGCAGATACTTTTGGTGGAGATGTTCCAGCAGGTACTGCTACACAGATGACAACTATTATGTCACAAGGTTTCACTATTATTGATGGTGAAGCACATGATAGTATACAAAGACAAGATGAGTTACTTGAAATTCTAGGTGGTGTAACAACACCTCAACCTTACGTTAAGTGGGGTGGTTTAGAATGGAAAGGTGGTAACAGACAAGCAGTAATATGTCAATCAGCAAATCAGATATTTGACTTGTGTGGTGCTACAGACTCAGGATATGCACAAAACCCTCAAACATTTACAGAAGCCGCTCAGCCTTATGGTTCAGTAGCTGCAATGTACTTACAAGGGGATTATACAACAGTTCAACATTGTTACTCTTTTGGTCAAGCTAGATACCAAATGCAATTCGGTAACATGATAGACTACACTATTGCTAGGGGTAATATCCTTAGAATGGATGAATATCATGGAGACCAACCTAGAGGTGGTTTAACTCACTATTCTTCTAAGTTTGCTATGATAGCTAATAACTGGGTAATAGATGCTGACCAAGAAGATAAAGTTCCTTTCTACAAAAACTATGCTGGTGTTTATGCTTTCCCTGCTACAGGGAATGAGTCATACCCAGAAGGTACAGTTTTCAAAGCCAATGGTGCTTTAAATTGCGACCTAGTATTTTGTACTTCAGATGGTAATGCTTTAACTTCAGATATAGTAGCTTCAGACTTGGTAGCTTGGGATGTAACTAATACGATTACACCTCAAACAGGTTCTACAAGTGCTGTGTTATTTGGAATGGATTCAGTATTAACTCTAGATAAGTCTAGTTTTGGTAACTGTACAACTTACGATGGTGGTCCGGCCACTTTCATACGTGCTTCTAACTCAACTAATGACTTAACACTTACAAATATTATATTTCACCAATTAGGTTGGAATGGTGTATCAGTAGATGATGTAGGTGGTTTGTTATCTAACACAGGTAGTGCTAATGGTAGTTCATTAACTAATTCTTGGAACTATGGTTTTACAAATACAGACCCACACGGTACAGCTTGGACTGTTTCAAACTTATTAACAACAAATCCAGATACAAATGGTTGGGATTACTTACCTAGAATAGAAGAAGGTTCTCCTTTAGCCGCATTAGGTTACGGTGCTAATATCACATCTTACAAAGCACCTTTAAATGTTTTACCTAATGATGCTGGTTGGCAAGACGATACAGGAGAGTGGTGTTGGCCTCATCCTGAAGAAGAGTTTATTGCTGAAAGGTGTAGAGGGTACTACAAAGATAACTTACCCGTAAGGAACCCAGTAGTAGGTTCTAACCCTGTAACTTTTGATGGTATTGTCGATGGTGACAGAGGTTTTGCTCAAGTAGGAGAATCTTTCTCTGAATATATTTGGGGTCAAAAAGGTAGAACAGTACCACCTCTAAGAAGTGCAGCCACTGCTACAGCAGATGGTGAAGTCACTTTCAGAATTGGTAGATACCGTTCAACAAGAAGAGACACTATCTCTAAATTTAATGTCTACGAGACAAGCGATTTATCTACACCAGTTTTATCTTTCACAGGTTTGAAAGGTGTTTTAACAGGTGTTTCAGGTGGTGTTCATGAGTATGTTATAAGAGCAGTAGATACAACTAAGATATCAGCGTTCGGAGCTAATGAGACTGGTGAGTCTGGTAATTCTCAGAAACATTCGGTAACAGTAACAGAAGCCCCTTCAGGTGGTCCTGTACAACTTATTGGTGATATGGCTGGTAATGCTAGTGTTTACACTTTACCTATTTTCCCTATCTCAGCGAGTACTAATGCTTCAGACAGAGCTTTAATAGTTGTTTTCAACTTTGAAACATCAGCAGCTACAGCTATCACAGCAGTATCTATAGGTACACAAGCTTTAACTTTAATAGAACCAGCAAGAAATGATGCAAGTTCTACTTTCACAGTAATAGCAGGTTACATCTTAGAATCTGACTTAGCTAATATTGCTAACGCTACAATTAGTTTCACAGGAGCTAGTCCTTCGACTTCTTCTGGTCATGTACTTGCAGCCTTGGTAGAAAATGTAGATTTAGCTTCTTTCTCTGTTAATACTATTGATGTTGACTATGATGCAGCAACAGTAGATAATTCACAAGACTGTACTTTTACTTTAGTTCCTAAAACTAACAGCTTAGGTCTAGCTTTCTGTGGTTGTTCTAAGACAAATGCTACATGGACTGTAGAAGGTACATATACTCAAAGTGGTGGTGTTGTAACTAATGGTACTAATAACCAAGGTATCATGGCTTACAAATCTTTTGGTGCTGATGCAGCAGCAGAGACTTTAACTTTCACTTCTGGTTTACCTACAGATAAAACTTCTGTCTTTGCTATGAGAGTAGATTCAGGTGCAGGAGCAGCAGACACAACAGACCCTATTGTTACAGCACCGAATGATACTGAACTATTCTTTGCAAATGGTGGTGCAGGTCTAGCACAGAATGATACAGGTCTAACAAGTTGGTTAGCTACAGCTTCAGCTACAGATGAGACAGCACCAGCTACTCCAGTAGTTACAAGCGACATAGCTTCTTTAGGAGACCCTATACCAGCGGGTGTACATACTGTAACTTTCTCTGCGACTGACTCAGCAAGTAATACTGGACAAGATACAGCACAGCTAACAGTTACTGAAACAACAGTACGTTCAGCTACAGGTACTTTTATAGGTGCTGATGAAAATCCAGCAGCAAGCGTTTCTTTCGATTGGTGGTTGTTTAACGGTAATGTTATATCAGACTTCGGTTCAGGTACTACAGATGGTTCAGGTAACTTTACTATCAGTAACTTGAGTTCTAGTTTAGGTTCTCATGTTTTACTATGTTTAGACTCAGTGGATAAAACGCTTGGAGGTTTTTTACCAGTAACAGTACAGGAGTAGTTTAGATGAGATATTATTTTAAAGATAACTCTGCCACAGGTGGGGATTATTTCTCAAGCAACTCTGAACCAATAGCACCAGAGGGTATTCCTTCTGGTCTGGTTTTTGGTAATGCTACTCTTACACAACCTAGTGTTTTACAGATATCACCAGAAAGTATAGCGTCTACTTTACAGTTTGGTAACACAACGATAACTAAAGGTTCAGAGTTTAATATTCTACCTTTAGGTATCGCACCAACTACCGCTTTTGGTAATGCTACTGTAACCAATCAGCAAATCTCAGGTATATCACCAGTAGGTATAGCATCTACTTTAAGTTTTGGTGACACTACAATCAGTATAGAAGAGAGTCAGGTTTTAGAACCTTTAAGTATTTCTTCAACTGTAGCTTTTGGTACTTCAACTGTAGCCAATAGTGCTCCGTTAAGTATCACAGCAAGTGGTATACCTAGTAGTACTCTCTTTGGTGACAGTACATTAAGTAACTCTGTAAGTAATACGATTACTACACCAAGTATACCTTCTACTTTAGCTTTTGGTAATAGTACTTTAACTTTAACAGTCCCTAATCAAATATCTCCAGCAGGTATTCCTTCAACATTGAAGTTCGGTACTGTTTTAATTTTTAAGACTAGTCAAACAATAAGACCAGTAGGTATACCAAGTGATAACAGGTTTGGTACAGCAACCTACACTAAAGAAAGTAGTAAGGTCATAGAAAGTGAAGGAATAGCTTCAACATCAGTAGTAGGAACACCTACTGTTTTTGTACAGAAAGTTATCAGACCTTTTGCAATACCTTCTAGGGTAGCTTTTGGTAATGCTACAATTAGTAAAACACCTAAAGTGTTGGAACCAGAGGGAATATCTTCAAGTCTAGCTTTTGGTGATACACAGTTTAGTAAAGAGACTTCTCAAAGTATTTCTACACCTAGTATAGTAGGTTCTATAACCTTTGGTACATCAACCCTGACACTGAATTCTAGTAAAGAGATTGTATCAACAGGTATACCTAGTAGTATAATCTTCGGTAATTCAAACGTAGGTATCTCTTCACAGAGTATATTCCCAGAAGGAATACCATCTACTTTAGCTTTTGGTACAGCTTTAGTATTAGGGGGTTCAAACTTCCCAGTACCAGAAGCCCCAGAAGATAGAACACTTCTTATAGCACCTGAAAAGAATGTTTTAAGAATATTTCCAAGAGGAGAATACGCACAATGAGAGGTTATTGTAGTAGACAGAGGAAAGTAGTACATTTTAAGAAAGACCCAAGTTCAGTTTTAAACTATACGTTTGATTGGACAGAGTGGCTTCTTAAAAGAGAAAGTACTATCTTTTCTGCTGATGTAACAGTAAACAGAGGCGATATTGTATTAGAAAACTTTACAGTAGAAACCTTAAAAGTACATGCTAGAGTTAGTGGTGGTACGGTTCCTCGTTTTTGCGAGTTAACTTGTAGAATCACTACTAATTCTGGTGAGATAGAAGAGAGAACAATGTTCTTCAAAATTGATGAGAGGTAGAAATACCTCTCTTCTTTAAATAAAACACAAAAAAGACTTGACAAAAAGAAATGTCAGTGTTATTATATTAGTCTTTAATGTAAAATAAAACAATCTAGGTGTAGCTCAGTCGGTAGAGTCCTCGGTTTGGAACTGAGATGTCATAGGTTCGAGTCCTATCACCTTGACCAATTAAATGTAAATACTTTTAAATAAGTGTTGACAAAACAAATAAACAGTTATAGAATACTGTTATTGAAAATTAAAGCGAGTTACAATCAGTTGGAAGATGGATGGGTTCATATCCCGTTATGCACCGGTTCGAGTCCGGTACTCGCAACCAATTAGAATGTAGAGGAATCCCCAATGGTAAGGGACTCAGACTGTAAATCTGACCGTTGAGTGTTCGAATCACTCCCTCTTCACCAATAGAAACATTAACTTAGATAAAGGAGAAATAACGTGTTGAATATAACGCTAGTTACTAAACAAACGATACATAGTAACATACATAATACAAATATTAATACTTATGGGCGTATAACTCAATGCGTAGAGTAACTGGCTTTTAACCAGTAGGTTGTGAGTTCGAATCTCACTGCGCCCACCAAAGCTTGATTAGTTTAACTGGTAAAACAACGGTTTTGTAATCCGTAGTTCAGGGTTCAATTCCTTGATTGAGCACCAGTTTATATAGGTGTGGCCTTAGCTTAGTTGGTAAAGTCCTAGAATGTGACTCTAGATTTCATGGGTTCAAATCCCATAGGTCACCCCTATGTAAATTGTAAAGAAATAGGGGAGGAAGCTTAAGCGGTATAAGCGGCTGACTGTTAATCAGAAGAGAATAGGTTCGAGTCCTATCCACCCCGCCAAGTTTTATTATTTTCCGTGTGAAAGCTCACTTAATATCCTAATGGTGTGAGTACAGTCCCTTGAAAGTAGGTATAAAATAATATAACGGACCTTTAGCATAACAGGTTAATGCACCATGCTCATAACATGGATTATCGTGGTTCAAGTCCATGCGGGTTCACCAAGAATTATACATCTATGGAGAAATCAGGTTATCTCAACACCCTTTCAAGGTGTCGTTCTCGGTTCAAATCCGTGTAGATGTACCATATTGCAAGGTTACTTTATATATACAGTAGATAATGTGTGTACAGCATTATTGAAAAGATATAAAGTTTACAACCAATCTCGGTAAGTCTTTAGTTCTAGACAAACACTTACTGTACGCGTTAACTCCTAGAGGTCGTAAAGGGGCAATCGAATAAAGGAGACAACATGTTAAAAGATAGATTAAAGGAAAGTTATTTATATGAATATGTTGACTACACAGACTACTTCAGGTATGATACAGAAGATAGTACTCCTAGTGAAAATGAAGACTTATATTACTACGATATAAGAGAAGAGTTAGAACGATACTCACTAACTCTAGAAGAAGTACAAATAGAACATGACTGTATAACAGGCGATTTAATAGAAATACAGTTGGGATAGTTTAACAGGTAAAACCTCTGATTCCAAACCAGACGAACAGGGTTCGAGTCCTTGTCCCTTCGCCAAAACAAAGAAAATCATATTAGAATATGGATGAAGAACACGATATGACAAAAATAAATAGATGATAATCATATAACTGTTCTTACTTAAAACTTGAACTATTAAGTAAGGTGGAATATGGAAGATAAAGATAAGGATAGTAAGGTAGAAATATCTTCAAAGGTTTTAGTAGCTGCAATAACAGCAATAGTGACAGTCTTCGGTTCCCTAACAGTTTATGTAGGTAATAAAGATAGCGTACAAGCTGATATATTTAATACAAACTTGCAAATAGCAAGACAGTATCAAGAATCTAATATGAAGCTTATAGAAGATAATGCTAATAAAGCTCTGAAAATATTAGATTTAGAGATTAAGATAAGAGAATTAGAAAATAGAAAAGGTACTATAGAGTCTTACATAGAAGATATACCAGCTCCAGTTTGGATTAAACAATTAAACAAAGATAAAATGTTTGAAATGTTACATTTAAACAAACAGTATTTGAGTAATTATGGTATAGATAAAAGAACTTATATAGGTAAAACTGATTATGATTTTTGGCCTAAAGAAGTAGCAGACACTTTTAGAGATGAAGACTTTGAAGTTTATCTGTCAGGTAGGTCTATAGTAAGATTAGTAAAAATACCACTACCTAACGGTAAGACAGAAGAACAACTGTTTATGAAATTCAGAGTCCACCTAGAAGATGGTGATTTTGGTGTAGGTGGTATACTTTTAGATATTAAAGAAAGATAATGCGGGTATAGCTCAGAGGCAGAGCTTCTGGTTACCAACCAGAGAGTCGGGATTTCGATATTCCCTATCCGCTCCAATTTGACTTATAACTACGAATAGTGTAATGTGTAAGATAATCTAGTAACGCTTCACAATAATTACTACTAAGGGTACTAGTTATATCAAGGGTGTGAACCTTGGGTCAAACAAATTAAGCAGGATTGACAGAGTGTCTATGTAGCTGGCTGCAACCCTTCTCAGGTAGGTTAAAATCCTACATCCTGCTCCAAAGAATTATGCCGGATGATATGCGTGTTTATCCACGTACCGGCTCCTAATATAAAGCTCGGTTAGTTCAATGGTAGAACGCTTGTTTTACATGCAAGATACAGTAGTTCAATTCTATTACCGAGTACCAAGTTTCCTTTAATAGGGCTGTAGTAGAAAAGACGTTACTACTTAAGACAAAACGTGAGAATAAAGCAGCGGTAACTCAGTTGGTAGAGTGTCTGGTTGAAGTCCAGAAGGTCGGGGGTTCGAGTCCCTCCCAATGCGCCAATACTAGGGTAGCTCAGTTGGTAGAGCACCAGACCGATAATCTGTTGGTTGTAAGTTCGAATCTTACCCCTAGTACCAAAGTAATAACAGGGGGCGTAGCATAGTGGTTTAATGCAATACGTTGTCAGCGTAAAGACCGAGGGTTCGAGTCCCTCCGTTCCCGCCAAATATACAGGTAGAGTTATCCGAAAGATTACTGGTTAGCGGAGACTGTCTTGAAAACAGTTTGTGGGGTTAGTAGCTCCACGTGTGAGTTCGAATCTCACCTTTACCGCCAAGATTTAAATGAACTTAGCTTGTTATTTTTAAAGTGACCCATAGTACAGTCCAGAACTAGAAGAGGTTTGCGGTAAAAATACGATAAACTGGCTCAAAGCAAACCCTCCCTTTAATTTTTTCAAGTTAAGTTCATTTAAATTTTTAGAAGGTTGCTAGAGCGGTTTATTAGGCTTCCCTGCTAAGGAAT